AGGTTTGTAATTGGTATAAAGAAAACAAATAATGTCTGATCAATTAAAAAAGTTACAAGATTGTTTAATCGGCAAAACAGTTGTCTCTGTAGAAATCTCTTTTAGAGATGAAGCTTATTGGTATATTACTACTTCTGATGGTGAAAGCTTTCATATCTGTGCTACTGATATGGGCAGCTGGATAGAGCATGGACCCAATATTTCTTATGATTCAGAGCTAAGTGATAAAGCTAAAGCTGACTTATAAGCAGGTTTAGATAGCGCTAGTCGCGGCGAGATTGCCCCTATGGGCTCGTTTACGTCGTATGTTGACGACGAGGAGCCTGACGGCAGTAAGTAAGTGCATACTAAATATATACGCCTCCCATCGCTTAACGGCAGTCATACTGTAATTACAGGTACAATGAAAACCAAGATTCAATTCGAAATTTTAGAATTAGAAGTAAATCGTCAATTCGACGAGTCTTTAAATTTAAAAAATGACAATGAAATCTCCGAAAAATTAAATTTAATTAGAGAATTTATTGAGAGTTGCGGCTGGACCTATGATGATTATACTGCTCGCCAATGGGGTTGGTCCTTATTAAACTAATATGAAACACAATATTTTAATCACTATTGTACAGTCAATTGCTGTATGGATATTTGTTGCAGTATTTTATATCCTATTTTCTCTTTGGCTTTCATTTAGTTGGCTAAGAGATCATGGATTTAAATTTATGCGCCCGCTATTCGTTTGGTTAGCAGGTTTACCTTTAAAGAATAATTAATATTTATGCGCGAATTACAAATATCTACTTGTATACATCTTGTAATGGCGAATATTCTATTTGTAATTAGTGTTCTATTTAATGGAGCATTAGGTTGGTGTATTTATTTTGCCGGATTATCTTTACTATTAAATAGTTGTTGGAATTTAATAGCGGATAAATGAATATAATTAATTATATATTAGATTGGTTTAAACCTAAACCATATAAATATTATACCCCGATTAATAATCGTTGTTGGGTTTGTGGAGAATTATCTAAAATTAATTGTCCAGGATATCATACATTAGAACAAAAGAAACGTATGATTAAACATTATAAAAAACTTGGATATACACATGGTATTCCAAGTATTAATAATACTAGATACTAAATAAACTGAATCGGTTAAACCGAGTGCATAGGAGCAGTAATATGGAAAATAATAATCGTGGTTCGAATGGTGTTCTTGGTGAATCTACGGCTGGTGATCGTGTTAAAGCACGTTATGCCAAGTCTGGTAAGAGCGTTTCTCTAAAGCAATTTGCTCGTGGGCTTGTGAAAGCGGGCGATCAAGATGCTACCGATTGGTTTGCAGCTAAGGCTGGAGCTTTGAATCTATCTCGTTCAGACAAGAATAAGACTCGCGTTTCTCTGGAGAAAAGTATGACGAAAGCTGCGAAGTCGAAGAAGAAGTAATGCTGTTTCATGATGGGAAGAATGGTTCTAAATGGGCTAAATCTATTAACGATGGATTTAGTTTAGGGACTAATGATCCAGTTTTTAGTTTGGGTAAATTTGAAACTCACCTTCTAAGTTTAGATAATAGAATCAAATTACTTGCTGGTTTTATTGTCACATCAAAAATTAATGCTTATTATCCTGATAAAAATAATATTTATATTACTGTGGATGGTGTCCCTTCTGCTGCTCATGAAATTTCTCATATGGTAGAAATTAAAAAAATTGATAGGTGTATACTAAGTGATTGGGGATTTAATATGAATCCAGTCAAAGAGTATGATCCTAATTTTAATTATAAAAGTATTAATGAATTATTAAGAGCATTAGCTTTAGAAGCAAGGGTGAGGGGAATTCAAAAAAGAATATTATTAAGTAAATTATCTTTGTCTACGCTAGATAATTTACCACACTTTTTTGCCGGTTATCCCTATATAAAAAGCAATGAATATTTATGTAACATAATTAGGGATGAAATTAAATACACTAAATTTGTAGATACAAAAGATTCATTTAGTATTAAACGCGCTATTGAGTGGACTGACGCTATTAGTGATAGATATTTTGATCTTTATTCCTTAGATCGAATTGAATATGAATGGAAAGAAAAATTAAATTTTATTTTTAATTGGATGGAAACAAAATGAAGCCAGAAATTTCGTACGATGATTTTGTAAAAATTGATATTCGATCTGGAATGATTACAAAAAGTGAAGCCGTACCCAAGAGCAAAAAGCTTGTCAAGCTTGAAGTTTTCTTTGGTCCTGAAGTAGGTCCTCGTACGATTTTGGCTGGTATTGCTGGAAGTTATAGTGTAGAAGGATTAGTAGGACAACTAGTAGTTGCTGTTATTAATCTTGCCCCTCGTGAAATAATGGGAGAAACTTCTCACGGAATGCTATTATGTGGTCACTCTGATGATGGAAAACCTCAATTAGTACAATGCTTTAGTGGCGTACTGGGTAGTGAGATTGGGTAGATGTTATCTATTTTTGTTGGACATTCCTTCGCTTGTACTATAATTATTCTCGGAGTATTACTTTTTATAAATAGAGTTATAAGTAATATTTTCCGCAGCATTTGTAAAGTTTTTATTGCATTTTTTAATCGTAATAAAAGAGATGAAGAGGAAGATTATGACGATTGATTCCATCTTAATTAGGCAGAGCGATAAAAAAGAATTTAGAGTTAAGTATCTTTCTCATTGGTCTTCGATCATATCAGAAGATGGTGAAACTGATACTGTAAAGATCTTAGGCGGGCGTGAGTACGTGTCTGCGTATAAGGGATTTGGATATTATCTTCAGGATCAAACATGAAAATATTTTTACTTATAGTTATGGTTTTTTCATTATCGTCTTGCGATAATCAAGAGTCATTTCCACAAATTGTTCCAGGCATGATTTATATGGGTATGTCTAAAGATCAAAAAATTAGTTTATATAAGTTTGAAGATTCTGATGATCCAAATAATATTAACGAATGTTTTATAGTAAGAGAAAATTGGCACAACGTAATTTCTATTAGTTGTGTACCAAGGGCACAAACTAAATAAATTTAGTCCTACTACTGTAGGAGAAAGTAAGTGTAAATAGATATGTTTAAATTCAATGCGTTTTATCAAGATGATAAGGTTACTTATGTTGGTCAACGTTGGGCAAAAGAGCTTGGCGGAAAAATGGGCTGGGTCATTGGTCCAGTTACTAATGAAGAAAATGTCTACGTAGTAGAGTTTGAAGGCGATTCATATATTATGCCTCTCACCTCTCTTACTAAATTCACCGCATCTTCTGCCCGTGATTCTGGTCCAGAGATTCGTCAAATCCGAAAACGCTCTATTGAAGATGAACCTGGCACGAATGTTGCTAAACGTCCTAAATATAGTGCTGGGCAGAAGTAATATGAATAAATTATTTAATGTGGGTGATGTTGTTTATGCCGACATTGAAGAACGAGAAAATTTGGATTTATCTAAGTTAACTCCTGATGATATTGAAAGTAATTTTGAGGAGGGCATCATCAAATTTATTGATGAAAGTGGTGTTGGAATACGAACAAATCATAAGAATATAGAAATGTATCCAGCATCAGCTCTTTATAGTCAAGAATTTTTTCTTGAACAAAAAAATCTAGCAGAAGAAAACTATTCTAAATTAGAAAAAGAACTTATGTTAGAAGTTCAAAAAGGCGTTCAAATTTTGAAAGCCGCCAATCTTAAGGCTCAAGAACAGAATCTTTCTTTATCTGAATTAGATAATGCGGCTCGATTACTTAGAGGCTTAATTGATGATATTGGTTGGAGCAGCTCTTCTTTAAGTTGTTAATTTTAATTAAAAGGAATATATTATAATGTTTAAATGTCAAGTATTAAATCGCATGTCGCAGCACGGAGATAAGTGTAACAAGATTGTTGTTGCAAAACGCGACAAGACTTATACCAGTTGGTTCCGTAATGAGGATACTGGTAAGTGGGAAGAACATGAAGTGGGTCGAGGTTGGGAAATTGTAAAAGAAGTGAATGCCACAGATGCTGGTCTTGCACTTTGGGAGTCTTGGTCTGAAGCAGACAAGGCTCTATTTGCAAAGGCAGTTTAATGGAACGCAAAGCTGCCTCCGAATTAACAGCAGAAGAAATTCTAAAGGGAGTTATAGAGGAGGTTGAAGAAATTAGATCCGAATCAGAGCGTAAGCTTCGAAAGGCTCTAAGTGTTCTTGGGCATCATCACTCAGCTGATATAGCTAATTACTTTTTTGGAGCAAATCCAAAATTGCGAGAGCTGACTAATGAGCTTCTTAAAGAGCTAGGTATTACTAAATAGGAAAATAATGCACTCAGAAGTTAAATTAATTGATGAGCTTGATGTAGAAATTAAGCAATATCAAAAAGAGATGTCTGATTTACGTCGACGTATTCTAGACTTAGAAACTGAGTGCATTGGTCTTATCTTACGAAAGAAAAAAGCCGAAGAAGATTTAAGGATCTATCAGTTAAGAAAGGGATTATTTTCTGATGGAACCGCACAGTAAAGGCATTAAACTTATTAGCATAATATTATTATGCACTATGATTGGTCTTTCATTAGGTTTAATCATTGGTATTCGTTTAGGTTTGACTGCGGTTGAGTCAGGAATTAAAACTGACATTTATAATCTAAAACTAGAATTAGATAGGGTAGATTCTCCTGCTAATAAATGCACCCCACCTATTCCTTTTGATTTTAATGATTCTGATTTAGAAAAAGAAAATAATCGTAAACCACAAAAGATGCCACCAATTAGGTTATAATGGAAACTTATAATATTTATATGTTAATGATTTTGAGTGTTTGGTGTTTTGGATTAACTGTAGGTAGTTGTGGTCCAAATTATAACTGGAAAATAATGAACTTAGATTCAAAAATAAGTTCACAAAATTACAAAATAACTAATTTAGAATCAAATTTATCTTGGGCAGAATATAGATTAAAACAAACACAAAACAAATTAGATGATTTGGAAATTAAATGTAATGCCAGATAATCATTCACATATTATAATTTATTTATTATTATTTTGGTTATTTACCGGTACTTGTGGACCGGGTCAAGATGTAGATAAACTTAAATCTAAAGTTGATTCCTTAGAATCTAAAGTAAATAGTTTGGAAATTAAATGTACTTCTCATTAGAAATAGAGCCTAATGATGTTTTGCTAATGACTCAGCAAGATGTTGCTCAGGCATTATGGGTACTATCTCAAAAGTTAATGGTAGATTTGGAAATGCCTATTGGTCCTAATATGGGTCCAGTTATTGATAGTTATGGAAATACAGTGGGTCATTGGTTGTTAAAGAAATAAATTATGTATTATGTATTAGTTCAGAATGGACTTGTCTTTGAAGGAAGTTTAAATGACTTCAAAAGTAAGTTTTATGATTATCCTTTAACTTGGACTGATGAACAAATCATTGCTCATGCCCAAAATTGGGCAGAAGAAAATGGTTGGACGTTTGAATTTAATTTATTAAACTAATGTTATCTAAATTACAATCAGATACTTTACTGCTTCTGTCTAAAAGAAAAAGAAAAAATAGATTATATTTAAATTATTATAGTCATTCTTGGTGTGCTTATAAAAATATTAATAGTAAAGTTGGCATTTGTTTTATTTGTGATAAAGAATTTATTATGTCCACTGAAGATTGGTGTGAGCACGGATTACAACATTTAAAAGAATCAAATTTATTACCTTTTATGTAAGATAAAACAGGACAATAATTGTTATGAAAATCAAAGATTTTGCTGAAAAACATATAGGTGTCATTGCGTGTCTTTCTGGAATTTTATTTGGCATTTTGTTATTACGTAGTTCTACTTTTAAACAAGGTCCAAAAGAATCACATCGTGAAGATGTTGTTAGGGCATCTAATATAGTTAATAGTAAAGAGCTATATTACGTTAAAGATAAACGTGTTAATATTTGTTATGCAGTTCATGAGTTTGGATGGAATAGTGGATTACTAACATATGTTCCATGTACTCCTGAAGTTGAGTTAGCCCTCATTAATAGGGAATAACTCCCATCATATAACGGGAGTATTATGTATATAAAGATTCTAGGCTATGCCGCAATGATGTTTTTAATGCTCGGTGGTTTACCACAAGCTTATAAAACATTTAAGCAAGGTCATGCTAATGGAGTATCTTCATATTATATTAATTTTTTATTAACTGGCTTTATATTAATGTTAATTTTTGTTTGTTTAACAAACAAATCAATTCCTTTGATTGTTAATTATATTGTAAATATAATAGCCTTCTTAATTTTAGCATGGTTTAAATCATTTCCTAGAGTAAAGAATGTCTAATGTAGAAATTGCAATAGAAGTAGCAACAGATCTAATTAGGTCAGGGGCATCAGAAGATCTTGTTAGATCAATTTTGTTACAAACTAGTGAGTTTACATCTGATAAAGTAGACACAATTTTATTGTGGGCAATTAATTTTAATAAAAAAATGAGGTTTATTAAATGACTTTCGAGCAAATAACTGATAATGAAAAGGTAATAAATCTAACTTCTTTAGATTTAGTGGTCCACGCTCGGCATCAATTGCTTTCTGCCGCCAAAGATCTAATTAAAGGACCACATCCTGGTGATGTAGAGTTCGGATTATCTTGTTCAGAACGTGCTGAAGCCCTGCAAATAGCTATTGATTTAGAGCAAAATGTCTAGTAGGTTTTTAAAATTAAAAGAAAATCATCCAACACTTATTAAGTTAGAACAAATTTTTAGCTTAATGGAAGAGCTTCAAATAAGTTTTGATTTCTCTAATGTTGGTATGAGAGTAACTGATCAAAGTCAGGAACGATTTACTTTCTTTTATATGGAAGATTTAGAGGATGATCATAGTCCTATGAGTAATCTTCCACCAACTTTTGAATATAAAGTTCTTGCAGATAATCCTAAATTTCTAGAAGAACAAGAATTGGCTACAAAGCAACGTCTTGAACAAGCTCTTAAGAAAAGAGAAGAGGCTGCCTTAAAAGAAGCTGAAGCAAAAAAGCAAGAGAAAATTCTTCATCTGGCAGAAAGAAAAGCCGCAGCTGTCTCGCTAGAAAAGCAGATTAAAGACTTAGAAAAGGAGTTAGGAAATGAGTAGCAATAAATCAAATTTGTTTGATCTTTCTAAAGAAGAAATTTCTGAAACGTTATCAGATATTTCTGAAGAAGAAATAACGGAAGTACTAGAATCAATGGTAGAAAAAGGTTATCTTCGTGCCTTTATTAAAGACGGTGAACGTGTTTATGAAATAACTGAAGAAGGAAAATTAGCCAGAGATCACTCTGATTCCGATCCAAAACTTAGAAACTAAAACTTAATTCAAATTCATTAATCTAAGAAAGAATTCGCTTAGAATAATGGGGTAGTTGCGCGACTACTTTTAGTATTATGAAGGGAGAGCCTTTAAGGCTTGAAGTTAAAATATTAGATTTGAACGGGTCTCAATAACCGAATAATTGAGGGCGCAGGCGGTCTGCCTTATACTAGCTCCAGTTTATGTTAGTTGTTAATCTGGTAATTAAAATAACTTCCTTAGCTCTGTCTCTATGAGCGAATATAATCTAAGAGGGCTTTCCACTATGATTAAGCCATAAAATAAAATCATAGAGGCACTGTCTCGCCATATCGACAGCAACATAATTACCTGCTTATCTGTTGTTAAATAGGTAATCCTCACCCTATAATTAATTTGCAAATATGTTAATGGGTCTGGGTTATAAGCAGGAACAATTTTATTCCCACTATATGTGAGGCTTTTTGTATTTTAAAAGTAATAGTGATTATATTTCTCAAGGAGAATTAAGTATGCTGCGATTGCTTGCGGCAATAAAAACTCCTTCTTTATCATTCAAAGATGGATGGGGAGAAATAAAATCAATTCCTGATAAAGGTTTTGTTTTAAATTGTTTCATTTGTAATGATAGTTTGGAATCAAACTATGATGTTAATATGATTGTTATTCATGGTAAGTTACATTTAAATAATTTAATGAATAAATTTTCTATAGAAGAAATTCTCAAATTAGAGTCTATGGCAAACTCTAACTGTTGGTGGAAAATAATTGACCATCAAATTGTTTGCAATATTTGTAATGTAAACATTGGTGATGTACTTTTATCAACTGATATTTTTGATAAAGTTATTCTTCATGGAAGAAGACATATTGCTTTAATTTCCTTCTCATGACAGATTTAAATAAAGATGAAATTGAAGTTGCATGTCAGCTTTCTTTAAGAAATAAAAATTTATCTCCAGAAGATCGTGCCGAAGTAATACAAGGGTTTTGTGGAAAATGGATAAATTCCGGTATCTTTTGTTTTATTTGTAATGATAAATTAAAACAAGATGAGCCTTTTTCTAATCATATTAGGTCTCACATAAAAAAATTCATGGTTTATATTTGAAGCCTTTATCTGAAAATCAAATTTCATGTTTATTACTTTTAGCTAAAAGGTCAGGTAGTACTGAAGACCGCTGGATGTCATCTTATGATGAGTTTAAATTCAAATGTAATATTTGTAATAAAATTTTAAGTAATGATTTTATTTATGATTTTGAATATGAAGGTAATATAATGCCAGATGTTATTCTTCATGGAAGTGAACATTTAATTAGTTTAAATATTTTTATATGAAATACTTAGAATTAGCTTGTCGAATTGCCGCGGGCGCTAGCTGGCAAGAAAAACATTTTCTTTTAGCAGCCGTTGCCATCCGTCAAGATGGTGCTATAGTAACCGCAACTAATTTAAGAACTCAAGATCGCGAACATTCGGCGCATGCTGAGCATCGCACACTTCGCAAGGCAGGGGCAGGAGCTATTCTTTATGTTGCTCGTATTGATCGATATGGTCAATGGGCAATGGCAAAGCCTTGTATTAAGTGTCAAGCGCTTATAAAGAACAAAAGAGTTAAGCGTGTTTTCTATACTGTTTCACCTGGAATTTATTCAGTGTGGGATGTTTAATTTGAAAGAAATTTATTATGACTGAACAATCAGATTTAGAAAAAGAATTTAAAGAGTCTGCCGAAAAATATTCAAGATTAATTGCTGCTAAAGTAGCACAAGCATGTCAATTGCTTTCTGAAGCTTGTGCTATTTCAGAAGAGCATGGCATTCCTTTTGATTCCAATATATCTTTCCTTAGTCAAGGATATGTTCCAGATTCCTTTGCAACTAAATTCAAAGGATTAGATCGAGAAATAATGTATGAAGTTACTGGAGTGTATAACGAATATGAAGGTTGGCAGCATAGCCAAGTGTGTTAATTAGAGTTATGTCTAATTCCAGTTACTCCTTCTAATAAATTTTGTTTAGAACTTAATGGTCTTAAGTTGTTAAGTGACCAGCATAGTTTAAAGTTATCATCCTCCATAGATGTATATGGTAATGTTGACTGTGGTATAATATGATCTATGCTCCAAGTCCAAGTTGACTGGTCATTATCATTCCATGTTTCTCTTTTATAGGGACCATGATTTTCCCAAGTCATCCAAGTTTCAAACTTAGACTTCAAGTAAAGTTTAAATTCATCCATAGTATATGGTACAAATTTCAAAAAACTCATTTGTTTACAGCTACCATTTGATTTAAGTGCTCTTGTTACTTTAGATGATAAATATTTTCGTAATTTCCAGGCAGGATTATTTTTTCTTTTATTACGCTCTCTAATATTAGTCGAAGATTTGGTTCTTTGTTTAGATAATCTATTTTGCTCTCTTCGCTTTGCAGTAATATTTCTTTCTCTAAATAATTCTTTATTATTTTCTCTGTATAGTTTCCTTTGTTTTTTAATTGTTTCGATATTATCTTCATGATATTTTTTAGAACAAAGAATACATGTTGCTCGTCTAGCTAATTTTTTAGAGTTTATAAAATAAAAATCTTCATCAGTTTTTAAAACTTGACATTTATTACAGGTTTTCATATAAAATATATATCGTAAGGAAAATAAAATGACTAATTCAAATGAAGAATCTAAATCAGATCTTGAAATAGAATTTCAAGCAGCGTATGATAAAGCATTACCTTTAATTAATCTTCATATAAAGGAAGCTAAAGAAGCGATTGCAAAAGCAATTGAAATTGCAAACCAATATGGTATACCATTTAGTGCGGCAGTTTCTCCATTAAGAAATGGATATGTTCCGCGTTCTTTTGAAAGTAAATTTTCTGAACTTGATTCAGAAATAGTAAGTGAAATTTCTGGAGTATATGATCCAAATGGTGATGCTTTATATGAAGGATGGATTCATAGCGCAGTATGTTGATAAGTATATGTAATCATCAGGTAATTTAATATGTCAAATTTAGATAAAGAATTCGATTCAGTTGTATCTGAAGTACAAGATAAGTTAGAACAAGCTCAAAAATTGCTTGCTGAAGCCTTAGCCTTAAGTAAGAATAATAGTCTTACTTTAGATAAAAATCAAGTTAATACATTATTAGATGCAGTATATGATTTACCAACCAATCAAAATTGGTCTGAGTCAGATGATACTACTGGCATTTGGAGCTCTTCATTAAATTATAATTGTTAAAGGAAATTAATATGAATGATTATGCAATGGGGGCAATGCCTCCACAACAACATAAATGGATGTTAGGTCGTTCTGTTGAAGAAATTAGAGCGATAACATTAACCTCAGAAGAATCTGGCAAATCAATTGATGAAGTAATATCTTCTGGTTCTTGGAAACATAAATTTAATGAGCTTGAAATAGAGTATAATAATACTATTAATAGGATTAAATTAAAGATTTCTGAATCTGCTCTTCTCTTAAAAGAAGCTCAAGATTTAGCTGCGAGTATAAATCAAGAAGGATTATATAATCTTTTTGATGAAGAGAATGAAAACGATATTATTCAACCTATATTTAATGAATTAGAAAACATTGGTTGGGCAACATCATCCTTGAGTTGTTAATATGAAAAAAAAGAAACTTTTACCAATAGAAAAAGAATTTATTCTTTTAACTAAGAATATTAATAAGAAATTAGAGATTGCTAGGCTTGCCTTACTTGAAGCAAATGCTTTGGCTCAATCCAAAGGTCATATATTAGTTGACTTTGAATATTCATTTGATAATGAGAGATGGGGTTTGCCTCCTGATTTTGAGCTTCCAGAAATTAAAGTTGATGGCATCAAAGAAGCTTTTAATAAAGTGGGGTGGAGTTCTTCTCACTGTTAGGATTTGATTTATGATTTTAATTGGTAGTCGTGCCTTAAAATTAAGGACTCCTTTTTTTAAAAGGGAGTGTAAAGATTTTGACTGGATTTGTACTCAAGAAGAATTAAACCTTTGGCTTGAGAAAAATCTATCTAAAATTGGTGAGCATAAGGCTTATTATTTAGAAGGCAAAGATAATAAATATATTATTGAAGGTGAATCTATTTGTGAATTCGAAATAGTAAAGCCTAATACTTCTACAGAGTTATTTTATAATTTAGTAAAGTCAGATCCTGATTCTATTGAATCTTCTTTTGGTTTAATTCCAAGTTTAGATTTATTATTTACTCTTAAATCATCTCACAAATATCTTAAGAATAGTCCCCATTTTTGGAAGAATTTAAAAGACTATCATTTAATGAAAAATTTAGGAGCTAAAGTTCGTCCTGAATATAAAGATTTTCTTAAGATGCGAGAAAAAGAAACTTATACTTATCTTCATCCTAAGCTCAATCAAAATAAAAAAGACTTCTTTGCTGACGATGGATTGACATATACTTATGATCATGATGATATTCATAAAGCAGTAGCTTTATATGATCGTCCTGCCTATACTTATTACATGAAAGATGGAGAACAAGTCTTTTCAGATAAGGAAAAGTTCTTTGCTTGCCCAAGAGAAATTCAGTTAGCAGGGGTTCTTGAGGAAAGTTCAGTGCTTGCAATTGAAAGATCTTTAGTTCCGCATCCTGGTGTAATGACGCCAGAACAAGCTTGGCACTTTGCTTATGGAAAAGTTTGCAGTTCTATAACTTCCGGATGGTTTAGAGAATTTGGTTATGATAATGCTCCAGAACTTCTTAAATTATATCCAAAAGATTATTATGATAAGTTTCAAAAAGCATTAGCTGATGGAATGGTTAAGCCCCATAAAGGATAAAATATGTTTCCGATTATAATTACAGCAATAATTATTGCAATGTTTATTGCCAATGTTTTCTTTGTAGAATATGAAAGCTATGGCTGGACTACACTATCAATGATAGTAACTGGTGTTGCAATTTATTGGTTTAAATTATGGGGACTCCCTCAATGGATTGTAAATCATGGACTATTATGTTTAGCCTTTGATGGAGCTTATATTGTAATAGGAATAATTTGGTCTTTCATTAAATGGTTTTCATATCTAATTTCTTATCGAGATCATTTTTTAGATATTAAAAATGATTATGTTAATTCAAGGAATGATTTAATTGAAAGTCAATGGAAATGGATTCAAGATAATTATATTCTCAATGATGAAGGCAATTTAATTACAAAAGATATTTTGCCATTCATTCATCCTTATGGAATGAAAACAAATAATGTAATTGAAAAGTATCTTTCACAAGTAAAAGATGGCAATAAATTATATCATAATTTTTCTGATGATAAAAGAAAATATTGTAAATTTTACAAACCATTAGCTTATGATAATAAAAGTAAAATCGTAGCGTGGATTTGTTATTGGCCATTCAGTTTAATTGGTACATTGATTAATGATCCTCTTCGTCGATTGGTAAACTTTTGCTTTGCAAAGCTTAAAGCAACTTATCAAAAAATGTCTGATAGTGTCTTTAAAGAGTTTCCAGATAAAAATGAGTACTAATTATTTGTTTGATTATAAAACAAAAACTGGAGTATATGTTGATACCCTTAACAAATCTAAATGGCATTATTTTAATGGAGTTCTTCATAGATTAGATGGACCAGCAATAGAATATGAGTCTGGTGTTTGTTATTGGGTTTATAATGGTAAACATATAGCATGTGAATCTCAAGAAGAATTTGAGAGAATAGTTAAACTATTGGTATTTATATGACATTTGAAAAAATAATAATAGAAATTAGAAGAATTCACTATATTGCTACTAACAAAGATAGTGATGTGCATATTGTTTATAAGGGAACTTCTCATGGTATAACCAAGCCTTGGAACATTAAAGTAGATAATAAAGAATCAGATGGAACAACTGAATTAGAGGCTGCATTAAATCTTTTTAATCTTGTTAAGAATGATCTATCTGATAGAATTAAGTTTATGGAAAATCAAGCAGCATCTTGGAAAGAAGCTTTAAACGGATCTAGAGCAAATTAAATGTGTAATGAGTGTACTTTCTCTGAAAGTAAAAATGTTAAACATAATACTCTAAATTTAATTAGAGTGGATAAGGATGGAAAATATCATTGTAAAACTTATCCGTGTTATGAATTGTTTTTTGAAAATAAAAAGCTTTGGTCTGCATATAAAATTCATGGTCGACTTCACAGAGAAGACGGACCAGCTGTTATTGAAATTTCTAAAGATGGCGTAGAACATTATAGTTGGTATATTGACGGATTTTCGTTGAAGGTTTCTTCTCAAGAAGAATTTGTAAATTCTACCTCTTATAAAGAGTGGAAACTAAGAGCATTCAAATAATGTGTGATGAATGTTTTGCAGAAGACATTGATAGTGAAAAACTTATTAATACAAATTATATTAAAATAACTAATCATTTTAGAATAAATACAGACAAATTTCATTGTTTAACTGGTCCAGCAAGAACTTTTGTTTCTAAAAATAAAATTTATTATTACTGGTATGTTGATGATATTTGGATACATTGTTTTTCTCAAAAAGAATTTGAGTCTTCTAAAGAGTATAGAGTTTGGAAGTTAAAGGCTTTCACATAATGTGTAACGAATGCTTTGAAGTTAAAGAGGGTTGTAATTTAATGAGAAGATCAATTAGTAATGGATCTTCTCATTGTTTATCTGATCATGCAATTATACTTAATTATTATAAGGCTGGATTAAAAATAGCTGATTGGTATATTAATGGGATTCGTATTAATGTAGGATCTCAAGAAGAATTTGAAAAGAGCAAAGAATATAGAGAGTGGAAGCTGCGAGTGTTTAAATAATGTGTAATGAATGTTTTATCAAAGAGTTTAACTATTTTCACGGAAAATTAGTTCAAAGAATTCAAAGATTTAATAAAAGTCATTATCATTGTTTAACTGAACCCGCTAGATTATTCATTTATAATGATAATTTTGGCAGTTCTTTTGCCGACGTCGAAAAAGGTTGGTTCATTAATGGTATTGAAGTAAAAGTTTCTTCCCAAGAAGAACTAAAGAATTCTAATGAATATAGGATATGGAAGATGAGGGCATTTCATTAAAATAATGTGCAATGAATGTACTAAAAAAGATTTTAATCTTGCTGATGGAGTTTTAATTCAAAGAATTAATAAAGGATATTATCATTGTTTAACTTCTCCTGCTAGAGTTTTTATTAATAACTCTGGTAAAGTAGATAAAGATTGGTATATTGGTGGCATGCGAGTTAGAGTTTCTTCCAAAGAAGAGCTTGAGAAATCTTTAGAGTATAGAGAGTGGAAGATAAAAGCATTTAAGTGAGGAACAAATATGTCAAACTGGGAACCACAAGTAGTAAAAATAGAAAAAGTAATTCATCATCCTAATGGTGATGCTTTAGATATTGCTTATGTTCTAGGAGATTATCCAGTTGTTGTACGACGAGGCGAATATAAAGTTGATGATTTAGCGGCGTATTTACAAGTTGATACGATAACTCCTGACACAAATCAATTTTATTTTTTATGTCCAAAGGAATATGAAAAATATCTAGATGGTGATGAAATTAAACAAAGACAAATAGGTCCAAAATATCCTGTCGGTTCTGTTCCAGAAAAATATAGAGTTCTTAAGGCAAAGAAAATAAGAAATTTCTATTCAGAAGGAATGTTAGTTCCAGTACCAATTGTTAAACCTATACCTTTATCTTTAGGAGATTCAGTTGTAGAAGCTTTATCTCTTAAAAAATATGAGGAAGAAAACGAAGAGAATCTACCTAATGTATTTAAAGCTAAAGGAACTAATGCTGCCCCACCGCCAAAAGGTTGGAGCATTCCGTATTATGACCTTGAAAATGTTAGGAAATATATTAAGTGTGTTGAAGAAGAAAAAGATATTATTCTTACTGAAAAATTGAATGGTAGTAACGCCTCATTTTGTTTTGATGGCAATGATTTAGTTGTTAAGTCTCGTAACTATTATAAAAAATTAGATGAAGAAGATGATATGTGGATCGAGCTTGCTACAAGATTAAATCTAAAAGAGAAGCTATCTAAATATCCTATGATGGTTTTGTTTGGAGAATGTATTAATCAAGTAAAGGGATTTAGATATCACACCAATTTAGTTGATGGTAAGTTATTAACAAATCTTATTTGTTTTGATATCTTTGATGTTAAAGCTGGAAAGTATTTAGACTATGATGACTTTATCACGATAATAAAAGATCTAGATTTAGAATCTGCACCTTTGTTATATAGAGGTCCTTGGACTTCAAAAGAGGAAATGTATTCTTTTGCCGAAGGTAAATCTATTTTAAATGATAAAATAGTTAGAGAAGGATGGGTCCTTTCATTAGGTAAGGAAAGATTTGAGCCGAAACTTAATTCTAGATGTAAATTAAAATTAATTGGAGAAGGTTATAATTTATCAAAATGATAAGTTATGATGAAATTAATGTTTTAGCTGATGAAGTGCATCATACTTTTTATTATGGTAGATTTAAAATAGAATTTAATAAAAAAATAGTTATGCTTCATGATGGTAAAAATGATGGTTTTTATTTTGAATTTTTTAATGATAAAATAAATTGGGAACAATTTCCTAAAAACTCTAAATTAATATCAAAAAAAGTTAAAGATTTTGCAGACATTAAATATAAACAATTTATTAAGTTATCAGCCTTTCTTTAAAATCTTATAATGCAAATTGAAGATATAATAAATCAACTTCCAAACCATTGGGAAATGTGGTCTAGCGAAGAAGCTTCTGGTTGGGATGACCATTATAGAGATGCTAATAAGCCAGGATTTATTAGGAAAGATAGATTAGCAAGAATTTACTTCCATAACACCTTAGACATATTTGGTATAGAGTTTGATTATCATAATGATGGTTATTTTAAACAGACACTTAAGTTAGCAATAACTTATGCTGATAATTATATAAACCAATATCCTTTAGAGTTTCATGTCTGTCAAGTATGTCAATGCAAAGCTACTTGGTATTACGTTCCTGCATCAGAAATGTTTTTAGATGATAAGTTCTATTGTGCAGAGCATGTTCCAAGAGGATGTAGTTGTAATTTAAACTCTAATGGTACAGAAGATTTAGATGATGATGGTACTACATTAAGACAGTTGCCTTGTATAGAGTACGAGTTTAATAACTTTGGATTTCCGAAAGAACTATAATGAATCATAAAACAATTATAATTGTGTTTACTACTATTGCTATTATTTTTGTAAGTTTTATATTGGTAACAGCTATTAAATCTACAGGTCCAGAATATCATAATGCTTTAATTAAAGAAGCACATCAATGGTGTTTTGATATGAAATTAAATTGTGATGCCATTAATTGTCCAGATGATCATGAGTTTAGTATTTGTGATGTTAAATATGGAAATAATTTAGTGTCATTAAATTGTGGCGGTGGATTCTGTTCTATTAGAGAGTTAAAGAAATAAACATGAGTCAATATGATTTGCCTGGCGAAGAAGACGATTTAGCTTTAGTAAAATTAATAGCTGAAAAATGGGGATATGGAAGATTAATGCAATTTTTATCCCAAGAATGGTATAAGAAAGATCCGATAGGAGCCTTAACTATTGGTCCAGCATATCAGCATTATGAAAAAGTTAATTCTATGTTAGATAATTTAATTGGAGATTATAAATCTAATGAAGAAGAATTGACCGCAGAAGATTTAGATGTTTTAAATATGATTTTTAAAGAACGCCATGAGGAAGAACATTCTGTATTAGATCCTGATGGCGAGATAGATGATACCTAATGAATCAATATAAAAATATAAATTATTATAGCACTTTAAATTTAAATGGTGGCAGCTTATCGTTCAGTGATAACCTTCTTGATATTTATGCCATAATAGAATTCAAAGATTTTAGAATAATTTTAAAAAACATTGGAGATAATTTTGAAATTATTGGAACAAGAAAATCAGATTTATTAAATTTTTATTCCTTAAAAATAAAAGAACATGATTTATTGAATTATATTCAAAAATTAATTGATTCTGCATCAGAAAAAATGTTAGCAATACCAGAAAGAAAATCGTCTCAATTTGCACCCTTTGATAAATCTACACATGAAGCTAGAATGAAGCGCATCAAAGCATTGTCTAAGAGACAATATATGGATGATGGTCCTGTAGCATTGTATCATGCTTTGCTTCAATTAAAAGAAAAAGGTTTCGATGGTACTTTGGAGTGGGCTTTGCTAGAGCTGGAAAAACTTTATAAATTGAATGAGGAAGCTCCCATCGAGTAACGGTGGTGTGACTTTAGATAGGATAAATAAAATGTTATGGCTAACTTCAGATAATCATTATTTTCATAATAATGTGATAAAATATTCATCTCGCCCATTTGCTGATGTTCAAGAAATGAATGAAACACTAATTAAAAATTGGAATGCAGTAGTCAAACCTAATGATGAGGTTTGGGATCTTGGCGACTTTTCATTTGGAAATTATATGCAAACCTGTGCGATCTTATCGAGATTAAATGGTAAGCATCATTTTGTCATGGGAAACCATGATAAAATTATTGCTCAAAATAAACAAGATTTATTGAAATCAAAACTACTTCATAGTATTCAAGATTACAAAGAATTAAAATATAATGGTAATAATATTGTTCTGTTTCATTTCCCAATGAGAACTTGGAATCGTGCACATCATAACAGTATATTATGCCACGGACATTGTCATGGTAATATTGATATGTGGGGTAAATCAGTTGATATTGGCGTAGATGCAAAGTTTATTCATTCAGAATATAGACCAACTTCACTTGATGAAATTATAGAATTTATGAATAAAGTTCCTGTAAAGATTGTTGATCATCATGATGGAAGCAGAATGTAATGCTAAGAACTATAACTGATGATAAAAATTTAGAAATTTGTATATCTGATCTTGTATCAGGAGGATATGTAATATTACATATTGTTCCAATTAAATTCTGGAAATATGCTTCCAAGCATATCCTAATCTGATTTTTCCAATAGTTATTGATGATACATTAAATTCTAACGCTATTTCATTATCTTTAATATTGTTTTTAATTTTGTTTATAATTAATAAAACATCATTTTCTTTTAATTTAGCCCTTGAATTATTTTCACCTTTACTCTGTTCAGACATCTTTTTTCTTGTTTCTGTTGTTGGAATAACAGATATCCCTTTTCTTCCACGTGAAATTGCAGCGCAAGTTGCAGCAGACCGCTTTTTACCTTTACGTTGTTCCGACCACTTTTTTCTTGTTTCACTTGTATGTTTCATGCCAATTTTAGCTTGGCTAATTTTTAATTTTGTTTCTTCTGTTTGGCGTCTGCCAAGCATATTTTTTCTATGTTTCTCTCTTGTTTCATCAGAAACAATTTTTTTAGATAAATTTCCTCCAAGCTCTATATTGTAGCCTCGGCATTCATCTCTACTTTGTAAATATTCAATCCAAAATATTTCTGCTTCATCAATAATATCTGACGAATATTCTGCAAATACAATAAATTCAAAATTATTTATACCATATTTTCTCATAGAACTATATAATTTACCAGGAGCTAACCTAGAAAAACAATCATATTTATGTTGATTTTTCCTTCGTGTAGGATTTACAGTTTGTCCTATATAAATTTTATTATTTAAAATATTTCTAAATATATAGATATAATGTGTCATATCTTTTTATATATCAACGTTAACTGGATTGAGGAAAATGAAAGTTTATTTAGATGATGAGCGTAAAACGCCTGATGGTTGGACGAGAACATACTCTGTTAAAGATACGATTGAGTTACTTAAAACATATCAAGTAAAAGAATTATCTTTAGATCATGATTTGGGAGACGATCAAAAATTAGGAACCGGCTATGATTGCATTTTATGGATTGAAGAGAAAGTCTTTAATGATCCGAATTATATTCCACCTATTATGACAATTCATTCTGCTAATCCGGCTGGTAGAAAGAATATGGAATTAGGAATTAATTCCATTAAAAGAATTATTGAAAATAGAAAATGAATTGTCCTTTATGTTCAAACAAAGATAATCGACATGAAGATTTAGATCATGAATTTGTTTTAAACACTGTATATTGGTATCTTTATAAAAGAGATTTAGATCGAGAATCTTTTAATTTAATAGGACAGTCATCAGCCGGTGAATATTATGTAGCAAAAAATTATATAACTACTAATAGAGTTAATTTAAATCTAAAATATTTAGATATTAAAGATGCTCCACAACTTTTAATTAAAATCAATAAATTAAAATTATACTTATGATTTGTCCTTACTGTAAAAAAGATCATACTGGTGATGTTTATGGTAAAATCTTTTGTAAAGATTTTAATCATATATTTGTTTTCCTTCTTGAAAATAAATGTTGGTATCTTTTTTTAGGAAAAAATTGTAAGCCCTATAACCAAATAGGTATGGCAGATAATCATTCTAAATTTTACATTAGAAATGCTGATGAAATAATTTCAATTTCAGAATTTAAAATAGATAATTGTTTTGAAGTATTAAAAAGATTTAATAGATTAAAAGCGTTTAGTTAAAAGGATAATTAATGAGCTCAAACATAATAACATATATAGTTGTCATTATTAATGAGGATGGCACTAAAACAAATTACGGATCTGTTCGTCATCCTGATGGAAAAATTAAAGCAGAGAAGGTTGCAGAAGCTCTTAGAGCTGAAGGTAAAGTAGTAGAAGTTATTCCTTATATTGGACCAACAACAAGGTTTGATGTATAATATAGATTATATGTTTTTTCTTAAAAAAGAATTATCTGATTGGACAAATGATCATGATCATGGCTATAATCATATAAGATTTATTAAATCAGATTTAGGAAAAAATTCTGGTTATTTTATTGGATTGAATTGTATAGAAAGTTTAATAGATCACTCAAAACCTTACATGTATGCAAGTTATGCATTAGATCTTAAGTATAAAAAAATAAATCTTAAAATATTGAGGTGGAATATTTTTGGATCAGAAGTATTTGATGAGCTTATTAAGCATTATAATAAATCATTTAATGATCCTAAATATACATTTGATCAATTAGATTATGCTAAAAATAATATAGATAATTTTATAGTTAAGTTTGATAAACTAAAGGTATACATATGATTTGTGTAAAACATAAAGACGGCAGAATTATTTTAATGGCAGCAGAAAATAATCTTAAACCTATGCTCTTTTATCCCCAAAGTAAGAATTGGGAGCCTGCTCTTATTTCTGGGGAAGAATTAAATGATTTCTCTGATATTAGAGATACTAATTTAGTCAATTTGTTGTTAACAGATGCTAAGATTTTTGCCGAAAAGAACCCTCAATTTAAAATTAAATGAATTGTCCTTGTTGTAAGGTTCCATCTATAGAACGCGATAGTCTGTTTGTATGTGATACAGAAGATCATGAATTTACCTTTGTTAAAAGTTCAGGTAGCTGGTGGTTTAATATGATTAAACCTAATTATCAAATAGGGCGTGATATTAATTCTGATTATTATGTGGGCATCAAACATAATATATTTAATATTTCAAAAATTAACGTGCAAGATTGTGTAGATTATTTAAATAGATTTTTAAAATTAAAGAGCTTTCTTTAAAAAGGAGTTGAATATGGAAGAACAGTTTTTAGGTTTGACTAAAAAAGGCGCTCAACAAAAAGCAGAACAAATGAATCTAATATTTAGATTAATTAGTGTTAATGGGGAGCCTATGTTTTCATATCCCTCTGATATTAGAACAGACCGTATTTGTGTGGAAATTAATAATGGAGCTGTAACTGTAGCGAAATTACAATGATTAGAGCTATTGCCTTTAAAGGTGGATATGTTGAGGGTAATACTTGTTCTTGGATGGTATATCAAGTATCAGATAATTTTGCCTTTTCAACTGCTAAAGAAGCATTAGCCTCTTTATCACATTATTTATTTCATAAATTTTCTTTAGATTATAAACATATTAATATTGATGATTGGAACCAATTTATTTGGTCTCTGTTTGGATCAGATAATGATAGTTATGGATATGATTCTTCTGAAGAAGCTCAGCAGGCTTGTGGTGCTGATTGGCTATATTATGTTTATGGATTTGATGTCCCATTAAATGAAATGATAGTTATTCATGAACGAGCAGAGAATATTTTTCTGTGTTCTTTAAATGATAATCATAAAGAATTTTATGCTAAGTTTGATGAGGATGATGATTTTTCTGATGGTCCAAATGATATGGATTTAGAAGCTTATAAAGAGTTAATTGAGGAATAAAAATGGATCCAAGACTTGAATTAGCTCTTACAGAAGGAGCAATTGCTCAAATGAAAAATAAAGAAAAAGCAGATCTTCTTCTTAAGAAAAGAATTTATAAAGAATTGCCTCGTGCAAAGAAATGGATTTCTAAATATTTATTTAAAAAAATTAAAGAAGATCTTTCTAAAGGAGAAAAGTTTACTTATATTTCTTGGCATAGCCCAACTTTTCCTGTCTTTTTTAAGTTTAGTATGATTGCTTTGTTTGATGAAATATCTAAAATAGATGGACTGACTGTTAAGTGGTCAATATTTAAAAATGATATTATGATTTATTGGGATTAATATGACGGACAAATTAAAGAAAAAGATTTATGATCTTGTAGAAGCTGAAGGTGAGCACGACTTCTTTGATCATTTTATTCTTACTTTAGTTGTACTTAATATTTTTGCCGTAGGATTAGAAACAATTGAAAGTATTAAAGCACATTATTATAATCAATTCTTTTACTTTAGATATTTTTCTATTCTAATATTTTCAATAGAATATGTTTTAAGAATTTGGTGCTGTAATATTCTTCCAGAATATAGTCATCCTTTGTGGGGTAGATTAAAGTTTGCAATTAGACCAATTGTTTTAATAGATTTAATATCTATTTTCCCATTCTATTTTCCAATTGGCAAATTAGATTTAAGGCATCTTCAAATGTTTAAGATGCTTCGATACTCACATTCTGTTCAAGATTTGATTAAAATAATTAAAACACAGGGTAAAGCATTGCTTAGTGGTATTATTTTAATTGGTATGTTAATGGTAATTTCTGGATCTATTCTTTATTATTTAGAATATCCAGAACAACCAAAGGTTTTTTCTAGTATACCAGCTTCTATGTGGTGGGCAATTGTCACCATTACTACTGTTGGATATGGAGATATGTTTCCAATATCTTTCTTAGGTAAGCTATTTGCAGCAATAACTGCTATATGTGGCATTGGTTTATTTGCCTTGCCAGCAGGTATTATGGGTGCAGCTTTCTTAGATAATGTGAAAGAACAAAGGGCTCCATCTAAGTTTTGTGGCAATTGTGGAAGTAAACATGACTGATACTATACCAAATTGTCCTGTTTGTAAAACTAAACTTATTGCTGATTCTAGATATCTTTTAGGTCCTCCAGAAGATATGTATATGTGTGACACCAGTTATCATAGTTTTGTTTATTTTAAATCTACAAATAGATTTGGTTTAGTTATTGAAATTAATAAAGATCAAATAATAGCATCTATTGATTTAATTTCAATTAATAAAAATAATTTTCATGTTCCAGAAAATTATTGTGTAAATAATTGTTATGAAATTTTAATGAGTTTATATGAAAAATATAATAGTAATAGAGCATTCTCATGATTTTAACAGATGAAATTAAAGCAAAGTTAACAGCAGAACAACTGGTTGTTGTTGAGAAATGGATTCTTGAACGTCAAGAAAGAGAAAAGATTATCTCTAAATTAGAAGCAGGAGAACTTTCGCCTTTAGAAGCCATGTATCAATTGACTGCTACTTCTCCAGAATATTGTGAACACAATAGATCAATAATGAGTAATTGTCATTGTTGTGATGAAATAGAACAAATTATTAATCCTGATTTTTCTAAAGAATTAGAATAATATTATTGTCTCCCTGGAACGTCCCATCGTATAACGGTAGTCATCAGCACTATAAGTAACCATGCAATCAGTTATATTTGATATTCCTGCCACGAAAAAGTCTTCTGTTGAAGTTCAACTCTCTAAGTTTAATAAGAGAGCTGAGAGGCTTAATATGGAAGCTATTGTTTGGTCTTGGGGAAAAGCTTTTAATAAAACTATTGATCGTGTTATCAATACTGGCGTTGATTCATTTACTGAAACTCAAAGTGTTTTATTTATTCCAATTACTATTGAGGGCAATTTAGATGTTTCTTTTGATGGATGGGAGTTTGTTGCAACTCTTCAACATTTAAAAACTGGCGAGAATATTATTAGAACTTTAAAAGGATCTAATTACGAGATTCCGGTTCAATATAGAAATTCTGGTAGTGCTTGTGAACATTGTCGAGTTAAAAGATATCGTAAGGATACTTATTTATTAAGCCATAAAAATGGTGATACTGTCCAAGTCGGAAGCAGTTGCATTAAAGACTTTCTAGGAGATAATACTCCAGAAAATATTTTAAACAAAGCAAGTCTTGTTTCTGAGCTTCATTGGTACTTAAGCGGCTCTGCTACTGGTGGTGCTGGTGGGGACATAGTATTTCCTATCTTAGATTTTTTAAGTAAAACATCTGCTATTATTTCTAAATATGGCTGGGTTAGTAAGTCAAAAGCTTATGAAGAAGGAGCAATGTCTACTGCATCAATGGTTTTGGATGATTTACTTCCCCCTCAAAATGCAGGATGTCGACCCATTCATGTTTCAAATGCTGATATTTTCAAGGCACAAGACGCATTAAATTGGGTAGAATCATTGACTGATGAACAGTGTTTAGAGTCTGATTATTGTTATAATATTAGAACCATTTGTAGGAGCGGAATGGTTGGCATGAAAACGGTTGGATTTGCTGCTAGTATCATTTCTAGTTATGAAAACCATTTAAAGAAAACTACAGCAAAAGTAAAGGCTGTCTCTAATCATGTTGGTAATGTAAAAGATAAAGTGGAGTTTAAATTAACTCTAAAGGTAGAATCTACTTTTGCAACCAGATATGGTCTTACTCGACTTTATATTTTTAATGATAAAGATGGAAATGAATTTGTTTGGATGACATCTAAAGATGAAATGTTGAAAGAGAAATCTAAATATTTAGTTAGTGGTACTATTAAAGCGCATGATAATTATAAAGGGACGGCACAAACACATTTAACTCGTTGTAAGGTTTCAACTTCATTATGAACGATTCAATTATTGAAAAAATTCAGCATCTTCGTAAGCTTTCTGCCAGCTCTAATATTGCGGAAGCTACTACAGCAGCTTTGATTGCTGACAAATTAATTTCTAAATTTAGGATTTCTGAAGAAGAAATTAATGCTCATGCTACTGAAAAGCCCGAGCAATCTGGTGATATTTTATATGAATCAGCCAGATCAATTACTTGGAAATCTAATCTTGCCAGCCGCCTTTCTAAACATTATGGCTGCTTTATCTATAATGATACTGCTCGTTCTGAGAAAGGGCGGCAGTTAACTCGCCTTAGATTAGTGGGTCTTAAATCAGATATGAGTTTAGTGCATTACATGTTTAACTGGTTAGTATTTGAGATCGAAAGGCTTAATAAGAAGAATAAGGGACAAGGACATATATTCTGCAATTCATTCTGTGAAGGGGCAGTTTCAGGAATTACCCAACAACTTCAAGCCTCCAAAGAAGAAGAAAAGAAAGAAGCCACCGTTAATAATCAGTCTCAAGCATTAGCTACATTAGATGCTCGTCATGCTTTAGCTGAATCTTATATTAGAGGTATTATGAAGTTAAAGACAGTTAATAAGCCTAACTATAGTCATCTTGATGGTAATGCTTATGATGATGGAGTAAAAGCTGGAAAAAATCTTCATTTGGGAAAAGTAATGACTGGTGTTGGCAACAAGTTGTTGTCTAAGTAACAATACTTATGGTGTTTCACTCGCCGTAAGTGGTGGAGGTGATCAAATCTGATCGCCCTATAAGTTTTAGTATTTTCTTTAAAAAAATACATTTTTATTATGAATAATACATATGATATTCTTATTAACAATAGGCTAATAAATATAGAATTTGATTTACATATATCGCGGCACTATCCATTAAAATCATTTTTATATACTAATTGGAGTGAGCCCTTTGAAGATAAAATATATCATGATTTTTTTAGTCCTTAAGGATCAAATTGATTGGACTGTAGGTCCAATATATTATCCTGCTGAGTTTCGTAATTTTTGTGATTCTTATATTAAAAGACTTTTAAATTTGAAAGCATTTATTTAATATGGAATTAAGTTATATTTTGAATATAAACAACATAAAGTATGATGTTTCTATTGCAATTTATAATGATCGTACAATTTTTACGGATTGGGAACCGGCTTTTAATGATGGATATGCTCATGATTTTGCCATTAGAAATAATAAAATTCAATGGTGGACACATAATGAAGATAAATTTCCTCCCGAATTTAAAGATTATTGCGACAATTTAGTAAAAAAATTTATTAAATTAAAAGCGTTTATTTAATTATGGAATTTAAATTTACTATATCTATAAATAATATTAATTATAATATTGAAGGTTTAATTCATGAAAGTAAAACTTCAGGAATGATTCTTACGAATTGGGAACCAGCATTCCATAATGATATGATTCATGATTTTAATATCTATAATAAAAAGATTAATTGGATATTTGGAAATACAAAATATCCGTATGAGTTTATTGATTACTGCAATAATATTGTAGATAAGTTTTTTAAATTAAAAGCATTTTCGTAGCGGTATATAGATTTATTGAGAGGTTTTATGAAATATTTATTAATTACAGCATGTTTACTTTCGGCTAGTATTGCGGTTGCATCTCCTATAGAGAGAACAATTTTCTCTTCATTAGAATCTGGCAAATCTAAATCATATGATTTAACAGTATCAAAAGGTAAGACTTCTATTGCTGTAGAGCAAACAGATGATGGAACTAAACCAGTATTAACATGTACCTTTTCTTCAGATGGTGAAGTTGGGTTGGAGCAAAAGAAAGTAACTCGATGTCTTGGCAAACTTGATTTAAAGAAAGAAATTAAGTTAACTGTTAAAATTACTAATGAATCTTCTAAGACTTTAGACTTTCAAGTAAAACAGTTTGCCGTTAAATGATAACATTTGCAATTACTGGGAACATTGCTACAGGCAAAAGTACTGTTACTAAAACCATATCTGAAAAATATGGAATACCAATTGTAGATGTTGATCTAATCATTAGACAGGTAGTTGAGCCTGGTAAGCCTGGATTGCAGTATTTAGTAAATGCATTAGGTAGTGGTATTTTAAAAGATGATGGATATTTAAATAGAGCCTACATAAGTAATTTAGTTTTTAACGATAAATTATCAATGAATAAACTAAATGCAATTATGGATCCTCTTGTTAAAGAAGAAGTATTTAATCAAGTTCAAGATCTTCATAGCCAGGGGCATTATTTAGTTGGTGTCGATTATCCTCTTCTATTTGAATCTGGTGTAAATAATTTATATTATCCAATTATTGTAATTTCTTGTTCTCCAGAATTACAACTTAAAAGACTTATGGCTCGCAATAATTTCACTAAAGAACAAGCTTTAGTTCGTATTGATAGTCAAATGTCTTTACAAGATAAGATGGCAAAGTCAGATTTTGTCATTCATAATAACAATGGATTATCAGAGTTATCTTCTGATATACATTCTATTGTTAATAAATTGAAACAATTATAAAAACGCCTGACGGCAAAGGAAAATAATATGGAACTAACACTTATTAAAATGGCTCTTGCCGTAGCATGTCAGACACTACCTACAGCATCTGTTAATGCTTATGCTGATATTATTCACGCACAATCAGTTAAATTAAATCAAGACCCCCTTATTACTGTTGCTATTATTAAACATGAAAGTAAATGTAATAGTAGTGTTATTTCTGATGACAAATTTGACTGGGGTTTAATGCAAATTAGAGCTATGTATTATAAGGGTCCAGCTGTTAATTTACTTAATCCTTGGATCAATATTACTGTTGGTTCTTATTGGATTCAATCAAGTTATGAATTTTGTGAGAAGCAACTTGGCAGAGAACCTGTAACTCAAGAGTGGTTGTCATGCTTCCAGGGTACTTGTAAACATCATGGTAAATGGTGTCAGCCAACAAAAATGACTAATAGGGTAGAAGAATATGCTACTTGCTTGCAACATAACGTTATATCTAATATGAGTGTAGAAAATTGTGATGCAATTTATGCTCAAAGGTTATGAAATTTTATTATAATTTTTTAAAAGATTCAAAGTTCAAAGAAGATATTGAGCTGTGTTGGGCTACTGGTAATGCTAATCCAGGAAAAGAATTTTTTGAAACTGAATATGTTAATGGGTTTTTATTTGAAATTTTTTATAAAGGATTCTGTCTTGCCTTTTACAAGCATTCATTTCCTATAGAATATTTATATTCTGTTTTATATTTTGATAATAAAATTATTAAAGATAATAATGAAAATTTTCCTATTACAGAAATTATTTCCTTTATTGAAAGAGAGATAGAATATTGTAATAAATATTTAAACCTGAAATCATTTTCATGAATAATCTTCTTAAAAAATCTTTCTATTCTAAATTAGATTTAAATAAAGGAATTCTAAATTTAGGATCCAAAATATATTTAGATGCTGGATGGATTTACTGTAATATAGAATATGAAAACTTCTGCATAGATATTAGAAGAATTTCTTCTTCTCTTCTTAAAGAAGATGAATTTGAAATTATGGTTAAAGATTATAAAAATATAGTTGAGAGCCATTTTAGTGGGTCCAGTTATGCTATTGTATTTAAAGAAATTTGTGGTAGAAGTTCAATATTAGAATCTATGCAAAAAGCCATAGATTATGGTCATAAAAGGTTTAATAGGTTAAGAGCTTTCTTATGAAGTATTCAGAATTAGATTTTAATGATGGAAAAATAACTTGGGACTCATATAAAAATTATCCTGAAGAGTCTCATTTTAAAAAACATATGCTTGATCAAGATATGTTATGTATACAATATAAAGATTATACAATTGATTTAGGTTGGTATCAAACAGTATATTTGATTGCAATTATTGATAATAATTCTTTAGAATGGAATCCACTTTACTCAATTAAAGTATTAAATCATGATGAGGTTTTTGATAAGCTTCAAGAAGTAATTAATAACGCTGAAAGTCTTTTTAATTTAAAAGTGTTTTTATGAAGTTTTCTGAAATAGATTTTAAAGGTTATAAAACTACCTGGCTGATTACGCCAGCAGCTATTAAAAAATTATTTAAAACAAAATTTACACATAAATATTCTCGTACTATCGGTACAATTCATTTAAATAAATATTATATTTCTTTTTGGTGGTATTGTAGAGAGAAAAATAGTTATATGTCTGTAACGGTTTTTGAAAGAGCCACTAAACTTTTTATGTCTTCAGTTTTTATAATAGATTTTAAAGCTTATCAATTTAAAGATTTTTGCGCTTTATTAAATGATCAAATTTCTTATTATCATAGATTAGAAAATTTACAATGTTTTGCGTAGATTACATTAATGATTAAATTGGGTCCAAAATTTTTATCATCATTAGAAATATATAATGGCAGATTGCATTATAATAAATCAGGACTAGATATTGAATACCCAATTTATGCCATTTGGTTTGATTTAGAAAATAAAACTGTGGCTATCTCAGATTTAATAATATTTAAAGATTGGTATATTATTAAATCAAATTTAAAGAAAAAAGAAATTCAATCTCTAATAACTAAATATTTTAACACTTATAATAATTTAAAAGTGTTTTATTAAAACAAAAGGAAACAAACAAATGAGCACACGAATTATGTATCTACGAGACAATAACAATCCTCAGGGCAAAGGCAATCCGATTGGCTGTTTGGCTATTGGAATTAATGATGTGCCTAATGGAACTTCCACAGGCAAAATCATTTGCGCTAATATCTTTTATCAATTATCAATTTGTCATCCAAATGATAAATTTGATCGCCAATTTGGGCAATCAAGGGCTATGGGTAAACTTCAAGGTCTCCCAATTTATGCAGGCAACATTCAAGAAAAAGAAATATCAATTCATCAAATTACTTCTATGGTCATGAGTCATGTATCAAAGAATAAAGATTTTCCTGTTCGTATTCGTCAATCTGCACAACGCTGGCTTTCTGGCGCCATGTTAAAAGCTGTAGCAGTACTGTAAACGCTCCCATCATCTAACGGTAATCATCCAGAGAATGAAGGTTGCCGTAAGGCTGGAGCCTGAACACAAGTGAAGGTTCCCATCATCTAACGGTAGTCATCCAGTAAGTGAGACGGTAACGAGGAAGCAAAGTTAAATGGTAAATTTAATAGCAACAATTGGCGGACTGTTCGCAGTCTTTACATTTGTGTATTTCTTTGTGGACTGGTTACTGCAAACTCATGCTGAGGCAATGGTTAAACATAATAACTGGAAGGTTAGAGCTAGGCACTGTGTAATTTATACTGTAGGATTTATTCCTCTAATGTGGTTAGTAAAATTTACTGCACTAGAGGTTGTGATTGGTTTGAATATTTTATTCTGGTCTCACTTTTATTTAGATACATATCACGGAGTTTATCTTTGGTGTAAATATATTAGAAAGCCTCCCGAAATTGTTAATGCAAAAGACCCTAAAGAGGGCTTCGTTGCATTTGTACAAACAACTTTAGGCAAAATATTATTAATAGCCGTTGATCAAATTTTTCATCTACTATTTTTATTATTGATTTGTTGTTGCTTTGTTATCTCTAAAATCTAAAAGAGATAAAATCATTACTTTAGTTTCTTCAACTGTAAATTTATCAGAACGAATTTGATTACAAGTAGTACAGCAAGGCAAAACATTATCAATGTGATATCCGTGACTATTGTCAATACGATCTAATCCTCTACCAAATGAAGGTGTATTCATTTTGTCATTACAATAATAACAAGGTTTAGAGATTAAATCAGTGTATTCTTCTAATGTTAAAGAAACCTGTAATTCATATAATTTACCTTGATTTATTAAATATTTATATCTTACATCAGGGCGTGATTTATTTTTTTGACGAGATAGTCTCAGTATTTCTTTTATCTTTAGTTTTTGTTCAGGGGTAAAATTTTTACGTCTTTGTATATCATATGCGCGCTTTGCCGCCTTCTTTTCATTTGCTTTGATTTGAATTTCTTCTGGCGTCATTTCTTTTTTATTTTTCCTTCTTTTATTATGATATCTTTCATTATCATATTGTCGAATTATTTTTAATTCCTCTGGAGTTAAATCGCTTCGTTTTTTTGAAAAAATACTTTTTATCATTTGGTAATTCCTTAATGATTAATATATCGTTATAATCATAGATTTGTTACCAAGTTAATCGTTTAGTTAATTAACAACATTAAGCAGTGGAGATATTACATATGAGCAATCAACAACACATTGACGATTCTTTGGCAAAAATTCGAGTTATCTTTGAGAAAGCTTCGGCTCGTATTGAAGCACTGGCTCCTGGCGAAAAGATTCCTGCTACAACTTTAGCAGCTGAATTGGCAACAGAGATTGGATTAACTGGTCCAGGACTCTATCCTACATTGAAATTTTTATTTGATGGTTATCCTGGCGTTGAAGTTCGCCGCGGCGCCCATGGTGGTATCGTTAGATTGCCAATTAAATCAGAGTAAATGAACTATAAAGATTTGGATTTTAAAAATGGTGAGTTAAAAACTAATCATTTAAGTAAAGTAATCACGTTAAAAAACTCTATTAAAAAAAATATAATTGACATTAATTTAGATGTTAGTGATTGTATTTTATGGTTACATTTCCCTAAAGTTTTTAGTATAGATTCTCATTTTTCTAATCGTACAACATCTTTTTCTATAAGGCAGTTTGAATATATAAAACCAATAGATAGTCATCGTGATAATGATGATCTTTATGATTATAAACTCATAAACTCATATCATGATTTTAAAAATATTAAAGAATATTTAAATAGACTTCAATATACTATAAATTATAATTATAAATTATACAAAACTTTAAAAGCTTTTAGCTAAATAATTAGCTAATATATCCAACTATATTTAGAATTCTTCTAAAAGTTGGACCAAATAAACAAAAACAAGTAACGTAGGAGAATATCAAATGGATAAGTTTACGAAGCGTGGTACTGATGGTTCTGTGGATGTGTTGGCGTCGGCTGCTGCTTACACGGCGGCTCTTGAGAATTGGATTGGCGAGAATGAGATTCCCGCTAACCAAATTGAGACGGCTGTGAATGCGGTCTTGGATCTGTATCCGAGCCAAAGCGTTCCGATGCCGGCGCTTTTGAGTGCGGCAGTTGCCAATCTCAATGGTACGCCCGCGCAATTCGGTGCTTTGAGCAAGCGCGTTCATGCCTTCGTGACTGGTCAGAAGACTGCTGGTCTTTTGACTGTCGCTAAGGGCAAAGGCGGCGGCGTTTCGCGTCCTGCTGCTAAGTAATACTTAGCAAAGCAGCATCAACTATATAAAGCTTTTTATTAAGAGTTGATGTGCGAATCTGATTATAGGGTGCTATATTGTAAAAGATATAGCGCCCTTTAATTATTTGTACTGTTTTTATTAGGAGAATTAATATGCTTTTGATCGAATTAGAAGAAGCTTTAGATGACCTTTTGCCACCGGGATATTCAATTGAAACTAATCGTAAAGGAGAATTAATTATCCGCACCAATTGTCGTAAAGATGATGATGGTGAATTAATTAGCCTTGATGAGGATTTTAATGAGGATGAAGATCCTTCCTTTGATGATGATACTGTTTCATTAGAAGATGATAGCGATGATGACTAAATTAGTTATTTTATTTTCATGTATATCTTTATTTGGATGTTCATCTATTTATTTTAGTCCTATATCATGGTTTGATTTCAGAACTGATGAAGTTAAGACATCTGCTACGATATATGGAGATTGCACGACTGATCTTCAATGTGAAGAATTAGTTCCTGGTCAACATTTCTTTTGCTATAAAGAACAATCTTATGTTGGTCAGTGCGTTCAAGTCTTACAATAATGTTATATTTAATGTATGCCTTTGAACAGAAAATCTAGAGTGTCTACAAGGAAAAAAGTGTTTAATAAAACATTATTCAAGTTACATCAAAATGGTGTTATTAGTAAACAAACTTTATTGGATAATGATGATTTTCCATCCGGAACTATTATTTTAACTGATGGTGAGCAGATTATTAAAAATAATTCCGCTACCGGTTGCACTTGCATGAAGTGTGGTCAAATTAACGAATATGCGGAGCCCAATCAAAGTGATGGAACTTTCTTATGCTTCACATGTAAAAATGGCTATTAGACATGGAATAATGTGATATATAGTTTACGTTATTGTGGAATCTTCTAACTGGCAGGAAAAACGGCTTTGAACCGTTCAATATAGGATCGTTCCCTATTTCCACAACCAAACATGGTGATATGGCGTAACTGGTAGCCGCACAATACTTAAAATATTGCGTTAATTCGTGGGGGTTCAAATCCCTCTATCACCACCAATTAATTATTAAGGAAATATATTATGTCATTATTACAAGAAGCCAAAAATAATACAATCAATTTTCGCATTAAAGAATCAGCCTATAAAGTTACGTCTGCATTAAAAGATGTAATTGATTTAATTAAAAGTCGATCATTAAATGGTTATGATTATTGTTTAATAGAACTATCTATCCTAAAAATAGGTGTTCATGAAGCTGAACAACTTATAGTTCATCCATCTTTAACTGGATTTATTTGTTCAGTTGAAAAGACATTCATAACAGACGATTCTTCCTCAGTTTGCGGAGGATATAACGCTGATTGTCTTAAGATAAGTTGGAAGTAATATTAATAATATTTAATTTATGTATGAAAAAGAAAAAGGAACTGCCCAAAAGAAATGAATACGTGATTGCTATGAAGAAATCACGTAAAGGTGGTCCTATGGCTAATAAGAAAGCTAAAAGAAAAAACGGAAAGAATAAGCAGAAAGAATTGTTAGATGAAAACTATTAATTTGGTGGCAGAGGGTTTTCCATTAGGGCTTGTTTGTGAAACAAAAACCTATAAAAGTATCTGGGTTAAGGATGTTAAAAGTTGTATGATTCGTAACTTCTTTGAAGAGCAACAATTAAAACCGATACATCTTCGTCAAACTTTTTGTATGATTTCTTGTCCTTGTGAGAATTGTTCTCCAGGTAGATTGTAAAATTTCACCATTCAAATTTATTGCTTCTTTTATTAATAAAATAATCTTAGAAAGAAAATTGAATATGCCATACACTTTGGTGGTTGTAGATTTCCAATATGAGTTTAAAGCTTCTCGCAAACGTAAGACGATTGAAGCTTGTAAAAATGCCATTATTAAAGCCATTAATGATGAGGCTGTCATTGTATTTTTAGAATATATTGGTTGTGGTCGTACAATGAAATCATTATTTAATTTAGTTGATACTTATGAATCAGTTCATTTTATTCGTAAAGTTGGATGTGACGGTTCTTTAGAAATTAAAGTTATTGAAAATATGTTAGCTACTGAGCACTTCAGGGTTTGCGGTGTTAATACTGATGCTTGTGTTGAAGAAACTGTTTTAGGTCTTAATTCAGAGTATCCAGAAGCGGTTATAGAAGTGTTAGAACAAGCTTGTAACTCTGATTTAAGTCATGAACAAGGCATTTTAAATATGCTTGCTTGTAAGCAAGTAGTGATTAATAAGTCACCAATTAAGTTATGATTAATAATAATACATTAATAACTATTATCATCTTTGCATGGGGTACTGGCGCTATCTTTACTAAGATGGCAAGCGATCAATTACATCCAATGATGATTGCAGTAGTAAGTACTTTGCTTTATATTTTTGTAGAAATTCCAATAGCTTTAGTTATTTTTAAAATTAATACGCATGTAACAGTCAGTGGAATTGTATATGCATTACTTAGTGCATTACTTATGAGTATTGGATCTATTACATATTTTTTCGCCTTACAGAAGGGTGGAGCAGCTGAAGTTACTTCTGTAACAAGTTTATATCCTGTTCTGACTTTAGTTTTAGCTTATTTATTCTTAAGTGAAGAGATGAGTTTAAGAAAAGTTATTGGATGTTTGTTGGCGGTTGCATCTATAATTCTGATTACAAAGAAATAAAAATGTCTGTTCAAATAAAAGAAAAAATTCTTTCTGTTAAAGAAATTATGGAATTTAATCTTGATAAAGATGATAAAGATAATGATCTTTATATTCTTGTAAAGAAAGAAAGCCCTCCTTTATTTTTAAAGATAAATGGATTATTAGAAAAATTTTGTCTTAATAAAATGGATATTGCTCTTTATTATTTTGAAGATGCATATATTCAATCATTGAGATTTAATCTTGATATAGTTAAAAAGCCAGCAGAGTGGAAATATATTTTACCAGGAAATTTATGATTAATAAATTGCTTAAAGATTATGAATCTTACCCTTTGGCATCTGAATGGGTAAAGGAAAATGTTCCAGACTCAAATCTTATTTATAAGAGTGGAGTAGGTAATCAAATTAAAACTGGTTTAGCAATGACTGATTTAGTTAGGTTTGAATTGCCAGAACCTCGAGTAGCAAGTACTCACAATAGTAAGTCCTGTAAATTACCAGTTTTAGCTTATAAAGTTTGGCACTATGAAAATGGTGGAGCTATTTGTTTTGTTAGAGATAATTTTTATAATATTAAATTATCTGTAATATCAGAATTTCCAATTAGTATGCATTATGCACTTATGCATCACGAAATGTCTCAAGAAGAATATAATGCAGAGCGTCAACGTTGTATTGATTACGATAGTAAAGGTAGTCCAAGGCTGACAATAGCTGAAGTAACTACTGATTTGTGGATGAAGGGATGGTCTGGAAATAAGATTATCCGTAAAGATAATAAAATTTGGAAGGCTTATAATGTTAACAGTTGTTATTGTGAAGGTATTAATCGTTTAGATTTACCTCCAGAGGTCTTTGAGCCTTATGAAGATAATAAATCAATGTTTACTATTGAGCTAGCATCTCATGCCCATGTTGGTTATCTATTAGAACACATTCATAATAATGTTGAACATGGAGCTTATCTTAAGCTAAAAGAAAATTAGGGAACAAAATGAAAGTAATTCAAAGAATTTGTGAGAAATTATCCAAAGCTTTACCGAGTTTAACAATTCGTTTACCAGATCCTAAGACTGGAATTAAGCAAGATTACTTAAGCAGATTTTATGTTTTCTTGGCTGATAGAGAATTTGGTAATATTTTCATTCATGAATTTCATAGTTCAGATTTAGATATTGGTGAAAAAGGGTTTGGATTATTGCATAACCACCCTTTTCGTTGGTCTTTTTCTTTTGTATTAATTAATGGTTATTGGGAAGAAAGATTAAATCCAGATCAATCTATAACCAAAAAATTCATTAAACCTTTCTCTTTTAATTTCTTGTCAAGAAAAGATTTTCATCGGGTTGATTTAGTTGATGGCAAGAAAGCTTGGACTTTATTTTTTACTGGTCCAAGATCATCGCGAGGCAGTTGGGGATTCTATGATAGAGTTACAAAACAATATCGTGACTGGACTACATCACCTAATGCAATTAAATGATTTGTTTCTTTTGTAAGAAAGATTTAAGTTCAGGATTTCATATTTATAAATGTATTAAAAAAGATCATGAATTTATTTATAGTGGAATGAGTAAATGTTGGTATTTATATTCATCAATAGATGATTTTAGAATAGGCTGTAAATTTAAATCTATATCAGAATCTATTCATAGTTATTATATAATTCCAAATTATAGTTCTTATCTTTTTTCTTATACTCCATGTAATTTTGAGATTGATCCATTTCATATGGATGATGCTTTAGAAATTGGAAGAAAATTTATTGAGCGTTTTAATACTTTAAAAGTTTTTATATAAATGAACTGCCCTTATTGTAATAAAATATTGTCAAGTAATCCAAATCCAATCACTTATAATTGTTTTTTGAATAATGATAAACATGAATTTTCTTGTGGAGATAAGAAAGACGATTTATGGTATTTATTATTAGATAATGAGAAAATCCAGGTTGGAAAATATCCCGGCGGACATTATATTTTATTTAAAAATAAAGCTGGTGGAGAAAAAATAATTAAAATTGAGCCATTTGCAATTGAAGATTCATTATTAATTATTGATAAATATAAAAATTTAAGAGCTTTTAGTTGATAGATAATGTTTCGATGAAAGATAAGTGATTTTATGAAATTTAAAGATATTTTAAAAAATAAATGGTTTTTGGGAGTTACTTTCTTTCTAGTTTATGCAGTTTTAATTAATTGGAAATTTGCAATTATATTAATGGTATCTCTTGGCTTTCATGAAAGCGGTCATGTTTGGGCGATGAAAAGAAAAGGAATTAAAACTTCTGGGTTTTATTTCATTCCTTTTATTGGTGGGGCGGCAATTGCAGAAGAACAATTTAAATCATTTAAGCAACAAGCTTACATTGCTATTATGGGTCCTGTTTGGGGGATGAGTTTAGCGTTTTTAACAATGATTATTGGATTTATAACTAAAAATAGTTATTGTGGAATAATAGCTTCATTGATGGCAATATTTAATCTTTTTAACTTATTACCTTTAACATTATTAGATGGAGGGCAAGTATTAAAAACTATTGTTTTATCTGTGAATCCGTTGAAAGGATTCTACATTATTAATATAATATCTATTATAACGGCAATTATAGCATTTTTAATTTTTAAAACTCCTTTTATTATAATATTTGCGCTGCTATCTGTTATTCAAACTAATATTGAAAAATCAAATTTTATTAAAAGTAAAGGAAGTGCTTTACTTAAAAGGCTAAATAAAAAAGAAATTATGATTGTTTCTGCACATTGGATTCTAACTACTATAGGATTAATGTTTATCTATTTCCTTAGTCAAGGATTAGTTTTTGTATTACTAGGTCATACTTCTATTAAGATTGATTAATTAAATTTATAGTTAAGTTATGTAATACATTACTCTCCTATAGATCCTCTCATCAGTTGTCGAGAAAAAGTTCGTTTAATTTTATTAAATAATCATAAGCTTCATAAGTTATTTAATAAATAACTTAGTCTTGCATGATGTCGAGATAAGGGTTAGGCTACCTTAGAAATTTATAAAATGCTTGCTGAAAATAATAAAAAGGTTTAAATGTCGATTCAACAATTACTAGATATTCCATTTCGAACATTCATTTATACAACAGGTTGCGGCGCTGGTATCCAAAATAAACTTTGGAAATTACCTGGATGCTCTTCGTTTTTAGCTGGCTGTGGTTTTCCATATGCTCCCGAGTTAACATCTGAAGTTATTGGATATACTCCAAGTAAGTTTGTTTCTAAAGAAACTGCTATTGAATTAGCAATGTCAGCGTATATGAAAGCATTTGATGCTAGTAAATCAGATATGAATGTAATTGGTATTGGTTTATCTGGTTCAGTAGCATCGGCTATTGAGCATAGAGGGGATCATAGGTTGTATGTAGCAGCTGTTCATAACAAAGGTTGTGATGTTACTTACGTTAAACTATCTAAAGGTAGTGGTGCTATTAAACGAGAAGAAGATGGTGATATTTCCAATTCTTTAATTTTAAAAACTCTATATGGTGTTCTTGGTCTAGAAGATAAGATGATGTTTAAATGGTCTTATCAAGGATCTTGTTATACTCCAGAAATTGAATTATCAGAAGAGTCTGAGTTACTTTATTCCTTAATTCAAGAACGACCATTTTTTAAATCAGATGGCAGCAAGTGTTCTAGCCCAGAATTCTTTTCTGGAGAAGATTATTCAAATTATGTTTTTTATCCAGGTAGTTTTAATCCACTTCACTATGGACACCTGAATGCTAAGAAGGCTGCATTTAATGCAGCGGTTCATTTAAATAATGATATAAAGGATACTATTTTTACGACTTGTGTTAATCCTCCGCATAAAAATAAACTATCTTCTGTTGAAATTTTACAAAGAATTAAGCAGATGCGCGGACAAAATTTTCTATTAACTTGGGACGATCCATATTATACTCACAAAGCAAAGATGTTTCCAGGGAGCAATATTATTATAGGAACAGATGTTTTGTTATCGATATTTGATCCTAAATGGAATCTTGATCCAATAGAGATGCTTAATTCTTTTAAAGAAAATAGAGTTAGATTTTTAGTTCGAGGAAGACTTATCGATGGTAAGTTTATTAGTTTAGCTGATTGTAGGGCACAAATAAAATTATTAAATGATAATAATTATTATAATTTGTTTGCTCATGTTGATGGTAGAGATGATATTTCTTCTACTGAATTAAGAAATAAAAAATGAAGTTTACTGATGCTAATGCAAGAGACTGGTTATTTAAAACTGGCATTGAGTTAGCTAGTGATTGCTTATACGAAGATGGTGGCACACTTATTTATTATGCTAAATCTCATAAAGACAAGATAGATGAGGAGCATTTTCGTAAAATTATTAAAACTGTATTGTGGTGGGATGATGAAGACATAGATTCTGCAGTTATTGAAATTAAAAAATTAACAGCTTTTATTTGAGGATTAAAATGAGCAAAGTATATTGTGAAAAAACTAAGAAGTATATTAATCAAGACGATCGAAAGAAGTATTCTTTTACTGGAGAAACTCGCAAACTTGGAACAACTCGTTGTGCAGTTTTAAAGCATGCTGATACTAAACAAACCTATTTAAAGCCTTGGGATGACTTCGGATTCTTGGTAAGGAAGAAAGGCGAAGCTAATATGTATGCTAAGCTTGACAATAAGAAAGTACGAACCTTAGTCAAGGACTTCTATACTTCTTCCTTAGATGAAGAACAATTTAAAGATAAGGTTGAATCTTATGCTCGTCAATATGGAGTATGTAACGAGACGATTTTGTCAGTAATTAATGGTGAATCATGGCGTCATATTACAGTTAATTATATTAAACAACTTCAGGCAGGTAATACTAAAGTGGTTGAAAATGTTATTGCTGCCACCAATAAAGTAAAGGGAAGAAATAAGCTTAGTCCTAATCTTGCTAAATTTATGATTCGAGACCACTTTATCAACAAAGTTCCAGTTGTTGATCTATCAAAGAAGTTTTTAGTGTCTATCTCGACCGCTCGTCGAGTTATTGCAGGAAAAGCTTTTAAAGAAGTAACTGTACCTGCCCTTGCTGAAGTTTCTAAGTGGAAATAAATGAGCACAAAAAATTCAATATATCCTTGTCCCATATGTCAATTACCTATGTTTATAACTGGAACAGATAATAAAAATAGAAAAATAGGAAGTTGTGGACATGTTTGGTCGTTTAAAAAAACTAGATCAGCAAAGAAATTAGATAGAAAATATGTGGTTACACCATTCGGATTAGAATTGAGAAAGTAATTTTAAAATTTAAATAAATTTTAAATAATTTGACACGCCCTCGTTGAGTGTTAATTATTGATTTTCAATCAAAGGATAATAAATTATGAAACAAAGTAAGAATATTAATTTAATATTTATCAATGTTGTGGCGGCTTCTTTATTAGCTGGCTGTTCTACACCACAAGATAATAAGCAATGTGTTGATGAAAATGGTGTAGTGATTGATGAATCTAATTGTAATCCTGATAGTGTTGGTTATAGCCCTCACTATCGCTGGTATTATGGTGGAGGTTTGTTTAATAGGGGCATGCGAGTAAATGGTGGCAGCTATTATCCTAACAATGGTCGTTCTTATGTAACACCTTCACAAAGAGCTATTTCTGGTGGAGAAAGTGTTTCTGGAGGATCGAAAGTATCTTCTCCAATTAGTCGTGGTGGATTTGGAACAACCGGGCATTCTTCAGGCGGAGAATAAGATGTTAAGAAAAACTACTTCTGTAAGAAAAAATTGGGAAAAGACTATTGAATCTCAAGGGTTTTTATTTCATTCAGTTGAAGGTAAACCTTATTGGGATGAGTCTGCATATTATGAGTTTACTTCTGCACAAGTAGATGAATTAGAAGCTGCTACTAATACTTTACATGAGATGTGTTTAGCTGCTGTACAGCACGTTATTGACAACAAACTATATGCTAAGCTTCATATTCCTGAATGGGCAATTCCTTTAATTGAATATTCTTGGAACAACGAAACACCTGCTATTTATGGTCGATTTGATTTTTCTTATGATGGAAAATCTTCTCCCAAGATGTTAGAGTATAATGCGGACACTCCGACTTCTTTATTAGAGTCTGGTGTTATTCAGTGGTTTTGGATGAAGGATAAGTTTCCTGCCGCCGATCAATTTAATTCTATTCATGAAAAATTGGTTGCCAAATGGACTGAGTTAAAAGACTATTTGAATTTTGGTCCCTTATATTTTACTGGACTTGATATGATTGAAGACTATATGAATCTTCAATATATGATGGAGACTGCTAAGCAAGGTGGACTTGAAGTAAAGGAAATTAATATTGCCGATATTGGTTGGCATAATATTGATCAAAAGTTTATTGATAATGAGTACTATACCATTACTAATATGTTTAAACTTTATCCTTGGGAGTGGTTATTGCATGAAGAATTTGGCAAAAACATTGCAGCATGCTTTGATAAGACTTTTTGGATTGAACCACCATGGAAACTTATCCTTTCTAATAAAGGAATTCTACCTATTTTATGGGAATTAAATCCAAATCATCCTAACTTGTTGCCGGCATTCTTTGATAAGAATCCTGCTCTTGGAGATAAATTTATTACAAAACCGCTTTATTCTCGTGAAGGTTCTAATATAACTATTTTTGATGAATCTTCTAAAGAGCTAAAGGTGATGGAAACTGATGGTGAATATGGTGAAGAAGGAGTTATCTTCCAAAAGTTTGCACCATTAGCTGATTTTGATGGCAATCATCCAATGATTGGTAGTTGGGTGATTGATGGAGTTTCGGCTGGTATTGGTATCAGAGAAGATAAGACTTTGATTACTGGAAATTTTAGTCGCTTTGTTCCGCACATCTTTAAATAATTTAATGTCTTTATCTAAAATTTACAGAGTTTCACCCAAGAAAGAATATAATGGTAGAACCGGAAGAAACTTTACATTTATTTGCCAAAAAAGAATAAAGTTTTTCTTTCTTTATTTTTGGACTAATATAGATAGTAATTCATATTATACGTCAGAAGACGCAGAAGTTTTTCTTAAATCTTATTTAAGAGAAAAGTATTATGTTAAATATTTTTGTATTGAAAATAACTTATCTATTTTTGATGGTGAAACTCTAATTGAGTTAGAAAAGAAAACAAAATTGAAAGCATTTCTTTAATGTATAGAATAAAAAGTCAACGTTTAAGTGATGATTATTATATTTATTATATAGAATTGAAAACAAAATTCTTATTCTTCTCTTATTGGAAGAGGCAGGCACATAAACTTTTATATTCTCAAAAAGAAGCTGAAGATTATTTACCTTTTCTTCTTGCTGAAAAAGAAGCAAGTAAAAAGATTAAATATTATCATATTATTGGTGATGAAATTTCATCAGGAAACTCTGAATCTGAAGCAATTAAAAAATTTAAGTTAAGGGCGTTTTCATAATTAAAATATGTATATATCAAAAGTTGTAGAGTGTAAGTCTCTTTTAGAAATTTTCTTTTTTATAAAAGAAGAGTTATTAAATGGCGTAAAGCCCGTAGAGATTTATAGATCACAAGTATCTTGTGATGAAAAGTATAGAACATTATTAGATAATGATTATTATTTTTGGCCATTCGAAAGTGGTATAGCATACTCTATACATTTTAATAATTATTATAAAGACAATTTTTTTTATAAAGATATTAGAGACTTAAATACAGAAGATTATTTTAAATTTATTATTAATAATGCTGATAGAATTGATAAAATGTATAAGATGAAAGCTTTTTTATAAAGGAAAATTATGTGTATTTCAACTAGTTTGAGCAGAATGTCAGATACTTTATTGTATTCTGGAGAAGGTACTTATAATGATAAGTATGTTCATGTGATGGCATATCAAAATTCAGCCTATAATTTATCTAATGTCGCCAATGCTATGATTCTTCCGTTTCCGACTTCTCAGGAAATGAATGAGAATAACATTATAGATACGACTACCTTCTCTTCTTTCTTAAAAAATATCTCTGATGCAACCAAGTTACACAGTAAAATGTTGGGAGGGTTCGCACTTAATAGTGATAAATTAGGATCTCGAAGCTTTAAAGTTTTTGATAAGGGATCTTATACTGTAGTTCTGGCAAATGATTTAAATAAGATTCAAGATGCATTACAGTTTGTTCCAGAGCATAAGAGACCTATCATCACTGATGAGTTCTTAGAAGGTTATGGATCTTTATATAAAGATCTTCCAGTCGCTATTTGTTGTTGGGCTGGCAATGTAAAAGCCGAGCCTTTGTTATGGTGGTATGAGCCTAAGGATAAGGAAACATTCTTTATTCCAACTATGGATGCTCATGATGGTAAAGCACCAATGCCACGAGTTACAGTTGATACAGATCATATCATCTCGGTAGGATCTGCAGTAAATGACTTATCTACGTCTAAAGTTTATTATAATCAAAAAATTCCAACCAGTGTAGCCGGTCTTTTACCAACTTCAGTATATGGAACTAAAATAAATTTTGGCATTCCTAATGGTGATATGTGGATTGATGTTAGGCAGCCGGGTCATTTTCCGCTACTTAACAGAGGTCTATTTAATACTAGAGAAGTGTTCGCTAGAGATATTAGAATGGATGGATGGTACTAAAATAGTTCCCATCATCTAACGGTGGTGTTACATGAATTAACAATGTCTCGATACCGGCTCATTTTTCTAAATTGAGTACCGTAATTGGATTATGTAGGTTCGATCCCTACTCGAGATGCCAGGCAATTGTAAATTAATATGAATTTTAACGAAGCTTTTAAATCTTTTAAAGATAAATATTTATCTACTCCAAGAGTAATTAATATCATTGAGAATGATTTTGGTGGAAATGATATTACTGTTCTTTATTATGATAAGCATGATAAGTCTCCGCCTTTAACTATGTCTTCTTGGGAAGGCTATCCTGTTGTTCATAGGGGAATGATTGAACTTAGAGATATGTGGGAACATATATTTGATATTCAGGTATTGAATGATCCCAACTCTTGGGAGCAAGAAGTCCCAATGTCTTGTCATTATAAGTCTGTTGCTAAAAAGATAGCTGAATATGAATTGAGGAAATAATTCTACTACACAGAAATGAAATAACTGATATATAATAACGTATGAGTTGTTTAAATTGTAGTGAATTAATTAAGTGTAAGCATTGTTATGATAAAGAACGATATTTAAAAATAAAAGAGGGTAGTTGGAAATTCAATCCAACACCACCAAATCATTTAACTGATGTTCAAGAGCAAGTTTTAATAGGCGGTCTTTTAGGAGATTTACACTTATATCAATATAAGAATCAAATAAACTCAGGTATTGCTGTAGGTCGCTCAATTAAAGATAAAGAATATTTAGAATATCAATTTAATTTGTTCAAAGGTTTTTGTTCATCAGGAATTAAAATTAGAGATACTTTTGACAAAAGAACTAATAAAAAATACAGTGGATGTTCTTTTAGAACACAAGTGGCTCCCATTTTTCAATCATTTAAAAATAAATGGTATCCTAATAATATTAAAACTATTCCTTTAGATTTAAAATTAACTCCAAAGATATGTGCTATCTGGTTTTGTGATGATGGTAGTGTTAATAATGTTTCTAAAAGTGGAAGAATAACTTTATCTTTATATACTGATGGCTTTCTTAAAAAAGAAGTAGAGTTTTTAAGAGACATTCTAAATAAAGAATTAGATAGTAATTTTAAAATTGGTAAGAAAAATTCTACTAAAGATCCAGATAAAGGATATTATATGTGTGGACAACATGAAAGCTCAATGAAATTGATTAAATATATGAAACCAGAATTTCCTATCTCTATGAGTCGAAAGTCTGATAAATGGAAAGGTTTAATTTAAATGCCATTTCACGTGTGTTCTGATGAAATTTTAATGCTCATGGCTATGATTCCTTTTATAGGTTTCTATTTTAAGAAGCTTCATCTTTGGTATCATATTAAAATGAAACATAGAGACCATAACGGTAACAAAGCATGAATGATTTTTATAATTTATTAAATACTGTATGTGTAACTCCAACTGGGATTAAAGTAAAATCTATTGCATTTTATGATGAATTTGGTTATCCAGTTTATGATCCACAAAGTTTATCTCCAGTTTCACAAAAAGCAAAATCTATCATTCATGGCATTCCATTCTTTGAAAGAAAAGAATTAAACAAGTATGTCTCACTACGAGACCCAGCCAATTGTGCTTTTTCTTATTCTAAGACTTTAGAATTAATACAAGTAGCAGACGATATAGAAAGTCTTCCAAATAAGATTTGGACACAAAAGAAAACTATTTTCGCCCGTCCCTGTCCCATTTCTCCTCGTCATGGGTTCGTAGATAGTAGAGTTATTTCTTCAAGAAAACAATTAGAAGATCTTCTTATTGAAGTTAAAGCGGCAGACTCTAAGGGAGAAATTATTTTAGCTCCATTTATAGAAGCCGAATATAGCGCAGTCTTATGTAGTAATGGATTTTTATCAGTTGGACCAGGTCATGATGGTGCAACTTCAGGAACCAATAGTATTGCTTTTCCTGTAGCACCAGTTATTATTTCTAATAAAGTTAGATTTGCTTCTGGATTATCATCAAAGTCTACAATTTTTATTGAGGGAGTTATTAAGAAAGACCCTCCTAGAAATGCAAATATTGCAGCTTATCCTAAGACGTTTTACGTAACTCAGCTACGGGGAGGACCAAACATTAATGTAATGAATGATTTTATTCCATCAGATTTGGTAGTAAAAAAGATTGTTGTTCCACATAACAATCTTTTAAAATGGGAGAGTGATGTTAAAGATTTTAAAGCTGGTACCGTTGTATATGGCAAAGGACATACATTAACTAGTCATGCCGCAATCCATTGTGTAATCAATAAAATTCCATTTATTACTTCTTTTGAACCTAAAATTAATCAATCTTTAAAACCTTCCTCGCAAGACAAATTCATTTTTAATAAAGAAAGTTTCTTAAAAGGAGTTCATGTTGGATTATATGGCAATATTAATAAAAGAAAGATGCTGCATTTTGCAGCTATTGTACTGCACAACTGGACATATCTAAGATGTTCTGAACATTCTTCTTGGTTATTAGGTATTGCAGCTTGCTATACAACAAGAATACTTGCTGCTTTGTCTTATGGAGAGTATAGACATTGTAATAAAAAAACAGTTAAACTGAAAAATATTGCCAGTCATAAGACTAGACAATCAGTTTATTCATCGGTTTTAGATCCATCTACCTTTAGTTTATATATTAAAAATGCTTATAAAATTAAGAAAGATTTTCTTAATAAAGATAAGTTTAGACGCGGTTTTGGTGGAAAAACATGGTCAGAAGCTATAAAACATTCTATTATAATGTGGAATGCAATTATTGATTTACAAAATAGTAAAGTTTCAAGCACTATTAAAATTAATAAATTAATTTCTTTAATTAATAAATCTGTTAATTTGGTTCATAATAATGGCTGGTTATTTAATAAAATATCAGATCAAAATACTATGAAAAAAATTGCAGATATGCCAGGAATGTCTGCATTTGAGTTAGCAGACGTGTTTCATATTAATTTTTGTAGAGTTCAAAGTGTTAAGAAAATTAAATCTTATCTTAAGGTGCAGGTAAATTAATATGAAAGGTTTAAGATTTTTAAAACAATGTGAACATTATCCACAAAGTGTTTTCATACATGATGGTGTAGAATATTTTGCAAGTGATGCTGATAATGTTTTCTCTTTTAAAGGAGATTTGGTCGTCAATTTAACGCTTGAACCGGGAATTAGAACACTTGGTACGGCATATAATATTCCGGAGCTATCTTCTCATCTAATTAATTTGCCATCAGAGTTAGTTTTAGCTTGGCCAGATATGTCTAGCCCACCAGTAAAAACTTCTTTTTGGGAAGCTTTTCATCTTTATTGTAAAAAGAAAAAATATAAAAAAGTTTTATTCCATTGTCATCATGGTCATGGAAGAACTGGCACCGCCTTATGTGCAATGCAAATTTCTTTGTTAAAGAAAAAGGCTGATTCTGCTATTAGAAGTATAAGAAGAACATACTGTAATCATGCAGTTGAGTCACCAAATCAAATTCAATATCTAATCTTTTTAGATGAAGATTTAAATAATAGAAAATATCCAGAGGATGAGATTGAGTTTGAAAAATTAATTAATGATTTAAGCTCTTTAAGAGGAAATAAAAAAATATAATGATTACATTAACTATTCCAGATCAAGATATAACCAGTGGCTCTATTCCAATTTCGTGGTGTTTAGATCATGAATCCATTAAAGAGTTAATGGATAAAGGAAATACTAATCCTACAGTTTTAGTTGTAGTTGCTCCACATGAAGGTTATCATATCAAAAAAGAAAATCGTTATGTTTGTGCATTAAGTGACTTAATGACTTACATTTCTTTCCGACGTTCAGGGCTAAATAGGATTCATGTAATTCTTTTTAATGATAATGTTGCTTATGTTAAAGATAATTATTTAGCCAAATCGCGCGGCGAGTATATAACTACTGTTCTTAAAGGGTCAGATCCATTAGTTTCTTGGTATGAAAATAATTATATTCAAACATCAATAGATGTAGATGTTCCAAGTAATGTTTTTGCTAAAGAACCATCAGAATGGGAAAAGAATTGGGTTTTATGGTTAGTTAAAGATAAAGGATTAGATCAATGTGATTTTCGTCGAAAGCGTCTGTTTGCTTATACTATTCAGCTATTTATCTTTTTAGTAAATTTTTTAATCAGACTTTTAATGACACTTTTATCAGCCTCGTTCTTATTAAGAGGGTTTTCTTTTAAATATGTTATACATCCTTTATCTACAGAATTCTCTGATTCTATAGAGCTTTTTTCAAAACCTTCTATTTTACTTGTAAAGTCTGATAGAGAAAGTGCAATTTCGAAAGATCCATTGAAATTTTCCAATTATATAAAAGATATTTGGTTTGCATTTAAAACACACTTTTCAATTGTATTTACACCTTTTATGACGTGTTTTATTATTTGGCTTATATATGCTCTAGGCACCGAAACACTTGTCTTTTTACTTATGATTTTTACTATTATTCCGGCTGTTATTTTTATTAGCCTATTAGGTTGTTGGTCTTATTGTAAAATTAAAAATAACCAACCAATTTTACTAGAGCCTCTTAAAGATAAAGAAGAAATTGATTGGCTTATTTGTAATCCAGATAATACTAAATCATCCTTTGTAAAAGTCTCTTCTTTACCTTCTAAGAAACGTACTGTTAAGTTGCGTTATCAACAAGTAAAATCCAAAATTTGTCGACCATTTTCAGGTTAATATGTTTGCTTTAGGACACATTCATTTTAAAAACTATACTGTTTGGGTGATACCACCTGTCTTTACCATTAAACCTTATCAGCAAGGTGCTGATGAATTATCTTATTATGAAGTCCTTCTTACTGAAAAGGGACAAGCTAAAGAAGATAGTACAACACCCAAACACTTACAGTATAATTTTTATATAGATATTGCTACTTCATCTTTATTTAAACATCTTTTAGATTTAAATGAAAGAAATCAGCCGATTGAAGGTAAGACCGATATGGTTCAGTATCAGTCCTACTTAGATCGTAAGAGTAGCTCGCAGCCTCTTTATAAACTATCTAAGAAGAGTGTTGAGAGATTGCTTCAGAGTATCTCAGAGGCTGAGGCGTAATATTATAAATTGATTGTAGAGGCTCCCATCAAGTAACGGTTGATACTCTATAGTTATTAGGGACGTGATATAGCAATATCATGATATAAACTTTGAAGTAGGTTATTGGAAAATTAAAGATAATTCCCCTCCTTTTTATTTTTGAATAGAAAAATAATCTACTTCATTTATGCTGTTATGATGGAACTGGCAGACATCCACGTCTAAGAAGCGTGTGCCGTAAGGTGTACAGGTTCAAGTCCTGTTAACAGCACCAAACAACATATTTTTACATTGGTATATTATAATTCATGCATGAAATTTTATTAGCTAAACCAAAATTAGATCCTTCATTTATAGATTCCAGTGTGGGTGAACCATATCTTATCAGAGATAATCTCTTTGAGATGTTTACTTGGGATGAAGATGTTGGCGGAGTAGATTTATCTTATCCTTATCCTCAAGGTTATGAACCATTAGTTAAGATGCTGGAAGATAAACATCAAGCTCCAGTAATAGTAACTAATGGCGCGAAACAAGCCTTAGGAGCCGCCTTTTATACTCTTCATAAGTTAGGCAAAACTAATATGAAGATGCGTAGTCCTTACTGGGCATTGATTCCACCATTAGCTGATATGCACGGAATAACTCCTGTCTTTGATGAATCAAATAAAGATATTAACAGTTATTTGTGTATAGCACCTAATAATCCTGATGGGTGGCATCCACTTAATTTAAAGGCATTAGCACAAGAATATAAAGATAAAGGTATTCCATTTATACATGATGGGGCGTACTATAATAGGATTTATATTCAAAATCAAGACTATAATGCACCTATTGGTGATGTTCAAATTTATACATTCTCTAAATCATTAGGATTATCTGGACTTAGATTAGGCTATGCGGTTTGTCACAATACAGAATTTTATAATCATATGTCGGCTTATATGGAAGCTATGACGGTGGGAGTTTCAACGGTATCTCAACGCTATTTGTATAATTTATTACAGGTTATGAATTTAGATAAGCCTTTGACTGAAGCGTTTGAAGATAAATGCTTTGAGGAATTAAATCAAAATAAATATCTTTGTGATAATATAAATCCTGAAGTATTAGAAGTTCCCATGGAGGCAGTTCAAATGCCAGGTATGTTTGGTTGGTATAAAGTTGGACCTAAGGCTGACTTTAATAAAGCAAAAATACATTTTGTTGGTGGTAAACTATTTGGAGCTGAGGATATGGTTAGACTTAACTTAGCTTTCAAAAAAGAAACAATTAAAGAGATAGTTAACAGATTAAATAATTTAGTATGACATATATTGCCACTATATTTTGCTTAACTTCAGAATATCATAAGCAAATTCCATCTGAACTTATAAATTTAGGATATGAAGTTTCATCATCTTTTGATGATGGCAAATGTTTTTTTGTTAAAAATATTGTTACTATAATTATATATAAGTTAAGAACTGAAGATGATAAAAAATGTATTGATGTAACCAGAGATATTAAAATTGCTATTAATAATATTAAAGGATATTGTTATGGAATAGTAGTTAATAAAGGTCAATCACATTCTGCATTTGGAAATATAGATGGTGCGACAGATCCCACAAGGATTTTGCAATTAAAAGCATTATGGTAAAATAGCATATGAGTTCATATATAGTTTTTATTACTTGTTTAACTGGGGAGTATCATAAACAATTGCCTTCACTCTTGCTTGAAGCAGGCTATGAAATTAAAGCAGGATATGATAACGGAATGTGTTTTTTCACAAAAGGTATTGTGACAAATATATGTTATATGTTAACATCGAATAATAATGATTCTGTATCTATTCGTAATGATGTTAAAATTTGTTTAGAAAAAATGAAAGCTTACTATTATGCTATAGTAGTATTTTCAGCCGGAGAAAGTGCTGTTTGTCTTGGAAATATAAACGGAGAAACTGATCCGTCTAGAGTTTTACAACTAAAATCTTTGTGGTAAAATGAAAAAGATTCCTTATGATTTAATTGCCATTGAGGCAGATAAATTAATTTCAAGAATGGTTTTATCTTCAGAGATAAAAAATTATTATGTAATGTATCTTTTATATATTAATGCTTGTGGTTGGTCCGAAAGAGATTTTGATAAAGAAACTCTTTCAAGAATAGATTCTTCTTGGGAAGAAAATAGATTTTTAAATTAAAGAGTTAATTATGGAAATATTTTATATTTTAGCAGTACCAATGACATTTGCTATTGTAGTTATGAGTGTTGGCGCTTACTTTGCCTCCAGAAAAGAAAAAATTAAGCCATTAGTTAAGTTTACTAGTGAAGTAATTGCTGCTACTTTTTATTTTGATAATGGAGATTCTTTGAAAAAAGAGTTTCAAACTTTTATTTATAAAAAATCTAGAGTAGTTTATAATCGAATATTATATTATTATCAAACGAAAGATGCTGATAAAAATTTATTAGAATATTTAGAGAAAATTAATAAGGTTGGTTTTATTTTTGTCGATGATGATACATTGGTTCCAATATCAAAAATCTCTCAAATTGGTTTAGAGAGAAGTGAAACAGTAATCGAGGTTGAATCATTATGAGTGTTGAAAGCATAAATGTATTTGGGGTTATATTTTTACTAATAGTTATTATTATCTGTCTTAAAATTAAGTCAGGAAAGTGGAATCAATAATGTTTGATTTATATTTCTGGACCTTAGTTCTAATGATTGGTTTATTAAATTTTAATTATAATGCTGAGTTGGAAAAGAATTTAAGATATGAAAGAGCGCGTAAAAACAAAACCCAATATCGCCGCTAACTCTCCTGCTCATCAAAAGGCTTTGCAAGATGGAGTGGCTCATTATTCTTCTTGGCAGTTTAATGTAATAGATAAGTTTAAAGAACTTCCTCCAGAAGAAATTAGATTAGAGCTACAAAGGACAGCTTTTCCATATGCTGTGCTTTTTGAGCACCTTATTGGAGACTTTAATTTTGGTACAGGAATTCGGAATGCCAATGCTTTTAATGCAAGAGAAGTTTATTATTTAGGTGATAAGCGTTGGGATAAAAGAGCAGCATTGGGTGTTTATAATTACACTGATGTAAAGTTTATTTCTTCTTTAGAAGAGCTGTCTCTATTACAAAACCAATATACTTTTATTGGAATAGATAATGTTCCTGGTAGTGAACCATTAGAAAACCATACTTGGGAAGCTAATACTATGCTTGTTTTTGGTGAAGAAGGAGTCGGTTTAACTCCAGCTATGCAAGCATTTTGTAAACAGATAGTTCATATAAAGCAATATGGATCAGTTAGGTCTTTGAATGTTGGTACTGCAAGCGGAATTGTTATGCACGATTTTGTAAGTAAATATAAGGAAATATAATATGTTTTTTGGAATAGTTTATATTATAGTTCTATTGATTTTATTGTTATTAATTGGCGGGCTTTTTGGTCAACACGAACAAGATTTTTATATTTGTATGGCTATTTTATGGCCAATTGTAATAATAGCAGTATTTGTGCTAAGTATTGTGCATGTATTATTTGTTATTCCAGGTAGATTTATACTTAGATGTGGCAGTTATCTCGGGAAGAGATTTTTTAAAATTGATGCCACTTGACATCCAATTTTAAAAAATTATAATATTTGTGTCACAAAGGAGCCTTATGACTTTAAAGATAAAGTTTAATGAAAAATTTAATCATAATGGAACTGGTGTAGCTTCTAGTGTATCTTGGGATACATTAAAGCCTCATCTTGAAAAAGCTTTTGATCTTTCTGAGTCAGAAGAATTGTTGGGACTTTCAGTAACTGAAAGTGGAGTTACAGCTTTTTTTGGTCGTAAATTAACTAGAGAATTTATTGCTGAAAATTTCAACAAAATAATTGATCACAGCAATAGTAATGCATTAAATATTCATTGTGATTTTTGTTATCATAGATATGTGGGCACATTAAATGGATTCGAATGTTGTTTAAACCATCTAGAGGGCTTAAAAAGATTTATAAGTATTAATACTTAAAGGATTGCATGCAGAGTGACTTTCTGCTAGTGAGGTCTAAGCTCATGAATACGGGAATAGTCTCCCGAAGAAGTTTCCTGCTTGGAAGTTCCACAAGAACTAAAGTTCGTTGCTAAGGACAGCGATATAATTAACATAATAGTTTTTATGAAATTCAAGACGATCTCTTGATATAAGTAAATTTTAAAAGTTATATAGAAGTGATTATAGTTAGATAACACAGATAGCAAGTTTTCGGATTTGTTGTTGCTGAAACTAATTGAACCACATCCGTAATTTTAATTTATAAGGAAAATATGAATCAAGCAGCAGTTATGTTAGTCTTAAATGAAGAAGGTAAAATTTTGTCGGTTGCACGCCGTAATAACCCAACTAAATTTGGACTACCAGGCGGTAAAAAGAATGAATGGGAAACTGATTATTTGGCAGCAGTAAGAGAAACAATGGAAGAGACTTCAATTAAAGTTACTGGCTGCACTGAAATTTATGTTAGAGTTGAGCCCAAAGATTCTCCTGATGGAGAAGATTTTAATACTCATTGCTTTTATGCTCTTACTTGGAAAGGCACACCGACTTCTTCTGAAGAAGGTGAAGTAAAGTGGCTAACATCTGCCGAGTTAACTTCTTCTGAGCATGGAGCGTTTCCAGATTATAATGCAAAGACCCTAGAAGTTTTTAAATCAAAATATCCGAATGTTAAAATTTTATGAAAAAGATTCCTTTAAAATTAAAACCAACTTTAAATGTGGCAGGAAATGGTTTATGGTCTAGTTCAAATAAAACTATTTCCATTTCTAAAATGGAAGTTCATTACTGGACAGATTATTGGGTTGATATTAATGATGCCCCAAAGTGGGGTGAATTAAGAGTTTTCTTCCATAAAAAAATATGGGATGTAAGTAAATTAGGTCTTATTTATACTGATACTTTATTTTTAAAAGAATTAAAGATTCATTTAAAAAAGTTAAAAATTGAAGGATATGTAGATTACTCTGAGCAAGGAATGCAAGGAAATAATTATGTTAGTTTGGATGTAGATAGACAATTTATTAATTGTTGGATGAAAAATAAATTTAAGACTGTCAAAAAGATTTATTAAGAAAGGTATTTTGAAATGAAATTATATAATATTGCGTGTGCATTTATGCTTGCTACTTGTGCCCTAGCTTCAACTGGCTGTGGTCTTTTAGATAAAGGTGTCGAGAAATATGATACTTTAGTTGATAAAGACGAGAAGTGCAATCAAAAGTGGGCTGATTATGAAGGTAAGTTGCAGCGCCGCGCTGACTTGATTCCTAATCTTGTTGCCGTCGTTAAAGGTTCCGCTGCTCATGAGCACAGCACTTTAAAGGATGTAATTGAAGCTCGTGCTAGTGCAACGCAAGTTAAGCTTAGTGCTGATGATTTAACAGACCCAAAGAAAGTTGAGGCTTTCAAAGAAGCTCAAAAGGGTTTGACTGGTGCTCTTAGCAAGCTTATGAACATTCAAGAGAGCTATCCTACGCTTGCAGCTAACGCTCAATTCCATGATCTTATGATTCAAATGGAAGGTTGTGAGAATCGTATTAGTACGGCTCGTGATGATTATAATGCCACTGTTCAAAGCTTTAACTTAGAGCTTCGTCGTGTCTCTGGTAAGGTGATTAATCCTATTACGAATAAGGAATTTAAACCTAGAGTTTATTTTTCTGCCGATGCTGACGCTAAGGCAGCGCCTAAGGTTTCTTTCGATCAACCGGCTATCCCAACTAAGTAATAAATAAATGACATTATTTCTAATTGTATTAGCTGTTATAGTATTGATCCTATCTATTCGTTATGGATTCTTTGGACTAATACTTGATATTATATTTGCCATCTTAGGTTCCAAAGGTGGTGATTCTTCTAGTTCCGATTCGTCAGGTTCATCTAATGGAAATGGATTTGGTGGAGGAGATTCTGGTGGTGGCGGAGCTTCCAGTGATTGGTAACTAAGAAAGATTAAATTTATGAAAAAATATATTACACTATTGATTGCCGTACTTGCTACGGTCTTTACGGCGAATGCTTTTGCATTTACTCCCCCAGATAAGCCTGCTAGTGGCTGGTATATCCTTGATCAAGCCAATAAATTAACTGAAGATCAAAAAACCAATCTCAATAAAAAGATTGATGGAATTAATAAAAATACTAAAAATGAATTTGGTGTTTTAATTATTCAGTCAATGGATGGAGATAACATTGAAGATGTTGCTCAGAATACTTTCCGAGCTTGGGGAGTTGGTAAGGCTGGATTAAATAACGGAGTACTATTAGTTATTTCTGTAGGTGATCGTAAGATGCGATTGCAAACTGGCAAAGGTGTTGAAGGTGATTTGCCAGACTTACGAGCAAAAGATATTTTAGATGAAAATCTTAAACCTTTCCTTAAGAAGGGAGATTATTATGGCGGTATTGATTCTACTATTAGTGCAGCCTCTTCTTTCTTAGAGAGTAGAGCTAATGCTCCAGTGGAAACTGTATCAAATACTTCTGGTGCAACTTCGAAAAATTCTGGAGTGGAATGGCTAATAGTATTATTGTTCTTGGGAATTTTTGGTGGAGTTGGTCTTATTTCTTGGCTTGTAAGCCGAAGTAAACGTAAACGAGAAGAAGAAAGCAATCGTCTTTATGAGTCTTCAAGAATCTTTGCGCTTCAGCAAGAAAGAGCTAGACTTCAAGAAGCTATGTTCGCAAAACCTTATCACATAGATAATAGCTTTACTTCAACCCACACTTCAAAAACTGAAATTTCAGCAACTGCCATTGGTGTTGGTGCAGTAGCCGCCGCAGCGGGTATTGGTGGTATTGCAATAGCAACAACTGCAGTTAGTCGTGCTGCTGAAGCTAAGAAGCGTAAAGCTGCTGAAGAACGAGAGGCTGAAGCTGTTAAGCGTAAAAAGGAAGAAGAAGATGCGACGGCGCGTAGACGTAGTGAAGAAAGTTCATATTCGTCATATTCTTCTTCAGATAGTGGAAGCAGCTATAGTAGCTATGATAGTGGAAGTAGTTCCAGCTATGATAGTGGTGGAGGATTTGGTGGTGGTGACAGCGGCGGCGACGGCGGGTCTAGTGATTTCTAGTTTAGAAAGATTATAATAAATGATAAGTGGAGTAAAGTATGTTGTTGATTCAAGCAATAGTAAAATTGCTGGTTCAAATAAAGTTGATAGTACTTATGCTTCAATTGAAGCATCATGTTCTTCAGCCTGCCCGCTGAAGCAGGGAGAATGTTACGCCCAAAATTCATTTACAGGCTTTCATGTTAGAAAATTAGATGAAGCTTCAAAAGGAAAGTCACCATTACAAATAGCAAGACAAGAGGCTGCTTCTATAAATGACTCTTATAATGGAAAGAAAATTCCAGCAGGCAGGGATTTAAGGATTCATGTATCTGGTGATTCAAGAACCATTCAAGGTACAAGATTAATTAATAAAGCTGTTGGGAATTGGAAACTTAGGGGAGGGAATGATGTTTGGACATATACTCATTCATGGAGGCATGTTCCAAGAAAAGAATGGAGCAATGTTTCTATTTTAGCTTCTGTTGATTCTATTAAAGATGTTAATGCAGCAAGAAAGCAAGGTTATGCGCCAGCCTTAATAGTAGCAGAACATATTTCAGATAAAGCTTATTCTTTACCAGAATCAAAGATAAAATGGATTCCATGTCCCAATCAGACTAAAGAAGATGTTAGTTGCTCATCATGCCGATTATGTTTTAATGCAGACAGGTTATTTCAAGGACATTATGGAATTGCCTTTGCTGCCCACGGGATTAATAAGAATAAAATTAAAAGAAGATTAGCAGTCATCCAATGAAGTCTAAAGATACTTTTTGCAGTTACTGTGGTAATATTTTTAATCCAAATCAAATTTATCCCAAAGTTTGTTTGAGTTGTGCCAATATAACTTATAATAATCCTTTAGCAGTTACAGCAACGGTTATTCCAGTTATAGATTATTTAAATGATAATCGTCATGGAGTCCTGGTAGTAAAAAGAAACATTGAACCTAAGAAAGGTCAATGGGCATTACCTGGAGGATTTCTTGAACAAGGAGAGTCTTGGAAAGAAGGCGCAGCAAGAGAAGTGTTTGAAGAAACAGGTTTAGATTTAAACAATAATGAATTTGGATTACTTTCTGTAGAGACTGCGTCTAATGGAAATCTAATAATATTATGTGATTGTGGTGCAATCAATTTATCTGAAATTGATTTTCATTCTAATGAAGAGGTTACTGAAATTAAAGTAATATATGAGTTCGAAGAATTAGCTTTTCCAACTCATACTGAAGCTCTGCGACTTATGTTAATGCCAGAATAATTTTTATTTTATAAATTAATTTATAACGTCCCATCGCATAACGGAGTAATATACTAAGTATGATTAACTTAAATCTTAAAATTGGCGATAAAGTTGTTGTAAGTGGTCGTATGCCTCCCGCTCAAGTAATTGATATTATTTATGATCCTACTACAGATCGAACAGTAATTACTATTTTGTGGGGAAATAATGAAAAGAGTACTGTTTATGCTCATGATGAAAATAGTGTGTGGTATAAATTTACAGGTAGCAACTAATGGATAATAAAAAAGTTTTAATACAATGTGCTGGAAGAACTGCTTTTGATTTAGCAATGAAAGTTGCTTTTACTTCAGAGTATGATAAAAAAGATGAAGCACCCAGAAGGAAAGCCACTCATTATTTTGAAGACTCAGAAAAAGGGTTAGTCCTTCTTTGGTCAGAAGATAAATCAGTTAATTCAGTTAAATTGCCAGTAGCTTTAGATTGGGCTGGTGCTGCTGAATTAGCTTGGCAATGGTTAGCAGAACAACCTACAGAAAAATATCAAGACTATTGTGATCATGATGGAAGTAATAGTGAAGGGTTTCGAGTGTATAATGAGGAATGGGGTCATGTTAAATCACACTATGCTATTATAGCAGTTCTTCCTATTTGGGCTTGGCACGGCAAGTAATGGAAAATCCCGCAACCTGGAATAAATGTATTAAGATTTTAAATGAATCTCTTAATTATGGAAATGATATTTTACTAACTGTAGATAAGGTTTTAGAAATATTAATTAATAATGAGTTTCTTGTGGGTGAAGATTTTGATAATAATTCAATTAGAGAAATAATTAATAAAGCTTTAATTGATTTTAAATATGAAAATGATAACCAGTGTTGTGGAAACAGTATTGGTAATAAGATCTATTTTAGACTTAAAGCTTTAGGGATTATAGATTAATTTATGGTGAGATGGCGGAAAGGCGTACGCGGCGGGTTTATCTAAGTATATTTAGATAGACTTGCTATACTTGGAAATATACATCTAAGTATTATAGGTTCGAATCCTATTTTCACCACCAATGAATTGTTTAATAAAACAAAGAAAAGAAAGAGAAGCTCAAAAAGAATCAGAGGTTCAAAAATTTTTTAAACTAGCCAAATTAAAATTGAGAAATGATATTAGAGATATATTAATGTCAGATCCATTTGAATGGAGTAGCTCTGGTATACCGGGGACATTTATCATTCATATTTATTCTAAGTATGCTTCTGCATTTTTTGATCAACAAAAAGATGATTGGGAATATTATATATCAAATTTAAGAGTATCAGAAGATTATTTTTTTAAATATTTAAAATTGAAAGCGTTTATTTAGTTATGCAAATAAAAATGTTTAAGTCTAAAATTCATCGTGCCACTTTAACTGGCGCCAATTTAGACTATGAAGGTTCCATTAAAGTTGATTCTGATTTATTAGATGCTTCTAACATTTTTGAATATGAGGCGGTTTGGATTTGGAATATTAATAACGGTAATCGTCTTATGACTTATGCTTTACGAGGCGATCCAGGTACTGGTATTATTGAATTAAATGGTAGTGCTGCACGTCTTGGTCATAAAGGAGATTTGGTTATCATTTCGACCTTTGCTGACATGACTCCTTTGGAAGCAAAGGAACACAAACCGATCGTTGTTTTGGTAGATGGATTTAATAAAGTAAAGTCTATTTTAAATAGATCAGGAGGATTAGAATGAATCCAAGTCCATTTCCACAAGTTGATATGGGAGCAACAGTCTGTTATCATTCAGACAGTCATGCTTATACTGTCATTGCAGTATCATCTTCTGGCAAAAAGCTTTCCTTACAAAGAGATAATGCCAAAAGAAAAGATAATAATGGAATGTCAGAGTGTCAGGAGTATGTTTATTCTCCCAATCCTAATGGAAATATTATTCAAGTTTCCCTTAGAAAAGATTTAAAATTCAGAGTAGTTAAATCTTCAATACTTGTTTTGCTAGGTGTTCGTAAAGAATATTATGATTATTCTTTTTAATTGTTATATTAGCAGTTAGGAGAAGTCATGCCCAAAAAGAAAACGCAAAAGAAGATTGATAAAAAAGTAAAGAAAACTATTAAAAAGAAATCTTTAATTAAAAGAATTAATGAGTATGAGTCTTTAGAATCTAAAGGTGAAGTCTTTGATAAAGTAAAGACTGAAATAGTTATAACTGATGGTGTTGTTATTGTAAATCCAATTTATAATCCTTTTGATGAAAATAATAAAGATTAAATGTTAACATTATCACTATGGAAAAAAGCCGAACCTCAAAGTTCATTTCAGTTTATTGGAAATAAAATTGGAGATGGGGCAGATGGTGAAGTTTTTGAGATGGCTGGTTATGAAGATAAAGTTATAAAGGTTTCTATTATTTTTGATCATGAGTTTGAAGGAGATTTAGATTTAAAATTTAAGTATGTCTCTTTATCTAGAGTATTAGATGAGTTGCAGGTAACTTGTCCAAGTATCTGCGCGTGTGTATATGAGTATGAATGCATTGGCATATTCCAGCGGGATGTATCAATTAATAATATTAAATCGCAGCAAGATTATCTCTTACATTATTATGTGATGGAAAAATGTTATAAATTGACGGAGGATGAAAAAAAATTATTTCATACCATCCTGTCTCACGAAGATCGTAACATCGAGAAAAATTTTTCAATTGAAATGTTGCAAGAAATATTATTTGGATTATCGAAGGGGCTTGACTTCGATAATAAAAAGGTTACATTTTTCTACAAATCTTTGATGGAATCCCCCATCAAACATTTGGATCTGCACCCTCGTAATATTATGAAAAATAAAGACGGAGATTTCAAGCTTATAGACTTTGATCAAATAAAGTTATTTCCAGGTTTTACCTGATTTTATATAATAAATAGTAGTACTGGTTACATTAAATCTTTTAGCCAATTCAGTTATAGTACTTCCATTATTTAATTCATCTTTAATAATTTTAACGTTTTCATTGTTTAATTTGGCAAAATGACTTTTTTCTCCAGAATGTGAAATAGATTTCAGTTTTTTAGTTTCTTCAGAATCTTTTATTCCTATATGAGAGATTGACATTTTATTTTTACTTTCTTCACTAAATTTCTTTCCCCACATAGGATGATTTTTCCCGCCAGCAGAACCACCATTACCACCAGGCTTAATGTTTAAACCATTTTCAATAGATTTATATAAAATAATATATTTAATTTCGGCATCGTAACTATCTTTTTCTATTTGAAAAGATTGAATAACTTCTAACTCAAAATTTTCAAATCCATATTTTCTCATAGATCTATATAGTTTTGTACACTCATATTTTCCTTTGTGATTTTTAGCCAAATTAATATGAGCCTTAAATCTTTTTGTGGGATTAATAGATTTTCCAATATAAACTTTATTGTTAATTTTATTAATTATCTTGTATACGTAAAACATTTTTTCTTGCATTTTAATATGCAAAAATATTCAGATTGGAGTTTGTATGAAAGTAGATATTTCTTATTTAAAAGAGTTGGTTGTTGAGCTTGAAACCTTATTATCTGAAGCTGATCTTTTGAAAGATTCAAAGTCCGGTAACTCTGAAAGGGATGAAGCTTTCAATAAAAAGTTTCTTGTCACTATGTGCAAGACAGCTGGTGTTTGTATGGGTATTACCCAAGAAGGCAGCATGTTGATTGGTGATATACAAAAAGTTATTGGGTCTAGTTTTGCTTCTCCAAAAGCAAAAGAAGATGCAATTGAAGCTCTTTTAGGAAACTTTAACAAATCAATAAAAACAACCAATAATAATTAATAAAATTTTAAAGCCCTTGCAGGGTGAATTGCAATGATTAAATTAATAATGATTGTTAATTTTTAGCTTTTAATAATTAGGAGATTAAAATGTATTCGACAGATAAAAATGATGTGAAGCAACTTGCGCAGCAAATTGAAAATTTAGCTCGTGAAGTTGTAGTTCGTGTTGATAATGGCGGGGATTTACTATCAGTTGCTAATGAGTTAGTACGAAATAATGCTACTTTTATCTTTACTCTTGGCGAGGTTTATGCTTTAGAGCAAACAAAAACTTTTTCCAATAAGAAATCAAAGATTAAGGTCGCAAGAAGTTCTGGTGGAAACTATCATAATCTTCGCGATAGTCGTGGGCGTTTCGCTAAAGTCTAATTAAAATTTTATATAGGAGTAGAAATTATGAGTGATAATATTAAGAAAGCAGTGAGTGAGTTTGAAGTTATTGCCAAAGCTACTGAAGAAGCTTTAAATGAGTGGTCGGGCGAAGGTTGTTTACAGTTCCCTGCATTACTTGCTACAATGGCTGTAAAGTTTAATTGGGAAGAACAAGAGGTTCGCAAGAATGATCCTTTGGTTAGATTCTATATTAGACAGCATGCTGATTGGCATGTAACTCGTGGTGCTCATGGTGGTATTATGAGAATGTCTGAGAAGCAAAAGAAAGAGCAATCAAAGGTAGCTAAGAATGCTGCTAAGGAAGCTGCACGCGCTGCAGTAGAAGCAAAGTCTGATGCGCCTGCAACTGATTCTGTTGTAGAATAAATTAAATTATTTATAGCGTAGGATGAGTTATAAAACTTTTTCTACGCTATTTTTATTTTGTGATATATAAAATTTGAGGTAATTATGGGCTCATTAGATTCATCATTGTTTGATATTTTTTCTACCAAAATGTTATTTGGTACGTTAATGGCTGCCGGCTTAGTAAGTGTAGTATCTTGTTCTTCTTGTTCAAAAGAGAATACAGTTAGCCCGCCAAAGCCAGTTCCTACAGTCAGTGTAACTCCAGTTCCACCGCCAGCTCCAACTACTCAAGAAATAACAGATAGTAAATTTACCCTTACTATTCCTGTTGGTTTTAAAAATCAAGGATCAGATGATCCAGAGTATTTCTTGTTTGCTGATGAAAATAATAAACAATTATTATCAATTATGCATCAAAAATATTCTTCTACATATGAAGAATATGTATTAGAAGGAATTAGATCTCTTAAAGAGCATAATGCAATAGTTCATTCAGCTATTAAAACTACTTTAGGAAATCAAGAATTTATAGTGGTTGAATCAACTAAAGATGGGGTTATTGCTTGGTTGTGGTTTACAACTAAAGATAATATAGGATATACAATTACTTGTGGCGGACTTGAATCATCAACTACGGTTCATGATGTTTGTTTTAATCTGGCAAAATCATTTGAGATTAAGTGAAAACTTGGAAAATGGAAATGGCAGTCGTTGCTGCCATTCTAATATTAGTTAACGTATTAACTCATAAATTATTTTCATTAGAATTAATATCAGCATTAGCTGTTCTATTAACTTTTGGTCATGCTCAAATTTCTAGTAGATTAAGTGAACAACAATCATTAGAAGAGCAGCCCACAGTAGAATGTTATAGAAAACTTCTTTTTTATTATCTTGGAAAAGAAGTTTGTTGGTTTTGGTATTTTTTAATTAGTGAATCATATTCTGCATTAGTTGGAGTTATTGTATTTTTATTTTACCCTTTATGGCGTAAATATTATAAATCATGAAAGTAAAGTGTCCCATTTGTGCAACATGGTTGACTAAGAAATCAATCAATGTTTATTGGAACTATGAAACAATACACAACTCATTAGTTTGCAATAATTGTGTTAAAAAACAGGGCTATTCATTTAGGGTAGAATTAAGTCAATTTTATGAAAATGATCCTTATTCATCATTAACAATGTCATTTTTGCATAAGAAATTTTACTGTAGTGGAATTATAACAAATTATAAAAACAATAAAATAGATATTTCTTTTTATGTACAAAGCAAATTATATGGTGGCTTAGAAGATATTACATATAGAAAAAAATTCTCATTTAATGATCTATGCGATCAAAATATAGACATTTTAGATTATAATGAAGTATATTGGCTCTTTAAAAAGGAAGCTTGTCGTTGGGCTAAGTTACAATTATTTTCATAATGAATAGGGTTTATATGGATAAAATATTACTAATTGATGGTCATAATCAAATGTGGAGAGCTAATACTACGTTTGGTCCTCCTATTCAACATGAATCTAAAGGCGATAAATGCGCATGTAAATCACCATGGGACATTCAAGATAACTTTTGTTATGGCGAAAGATATGGTTTAGTTTTTAATTTCTTTAGAAATTTAAGACCACTTATTGAAGCATTTGAACCAAACAAATGTTTCTTTGTATTAGAGGGTCATCCTCAATTTAGATATGATTTGTTTCCTGACTATAAAGCAAATAGAATTGTAAAACAAGGCTCTTCTTCAAAAAAAGAAGTTTTATATAAATTTGAAATTATAATCAATTTACTTCAGTATTTACCAATAACATTGGTTAGAGCTTCCAATTATGAATGCGATGATGTTATTGCAACTTTAGCTGAAAATCTAAAAGATGAAGACGTTACTATTTTGAGTAATGATTCAGATTATATTCAGCTCTTACAAAAGAGTTTTAAAAAATTAACCATTTATAATCCTATTAAGAAAGTTGATATGGAATCTCCAACATATCCTTATGTTGCTTGGAAGTGTTTGGCAGGTGATAAATCAGACAATATTCCCTCCCTATTAACGCCGAAGAAAGTTATGAAGTGTATGGAGGATCCTATAGCATTTGAGGCTTTTCTTTCGACCGAAGAAAACAGAGCTAATTTTAATATTAATCGTCAATTAATAGAATTTAGATCTGTGCCAGAAGATGAGATATCTTTAGTTGAGGGCATAACAAATTTTGCTGCTCTTAAGCTAGAATTTTCTAAAATGAAATTCGAATCAATTGTAAATGATAAAAGTTGGGAAAAGTTTACAAATAGTTTTAATTCAATTAAGTTTTAAATGAAAAAATTTTCTAAAGAAGATGGCGAACAATTAGCCAAGGCTGCTCAAAAGATATTAAATGATCCAAAGCTTTGGGCGGAGGCACAAGAGTATTTTAAAGAAGCTGCCAATGAGTTTGCTAAAAAGCTCGGATCTATTAATAGAGAGGCTGAAGATGCGCAACTTATTAAAGTTGAACAGTCGAATGATTGCGATCATGGCGTTACTTTTGATGAGGAAGATGCTAAGAAAATTGGCGACTCTCATGAAATAAGAAAAAAATATCCAAGAGGTTATGGACTTTGCCCTAAAGGATGCGGCTATAATGGAATTGCATATGCTTCTTATATGCATTATATAATGGGAGACTATTAAAATGTTAAAACCACAAAAGCCTATTAAACCAAAATCTCCAACAGTCCCTCTTGAATTTTTAACGACAAGAAATTTAATTCATATTGATGAAAAATCTTATTCAATTAAAGATCTTTTAGATAAAGCTCCAGCAGGAACATCTATAGATGATATAGTTTTTGAAGGCGTTTATTATTCCGGTAATGATTATGGAGATAATTGTGGGTATGGATTATCTGCATATTATTGCACCACTCATAAAAATACTAGATATGAATTAGATCAAATTAAATATGACAAAGAACTTAAAAAATATAATAAAAAATTAGAGGATTTTAATTTAAAAATAGCTCTATATGATTTTAAAATAAAAAAATATGAAGATTGGTTAAATTCAGAAGAAACTTATAAGCTTAAAAAATCTTTAAATAAAGCAGAGGCTGAGGTTAAAAAGTTAAAGAAAAAGTTAAAAATCAAATGAATGTTTTTATTATAGGTTTACCTAAATCTTGTAGAACTACCGTTTCACAAGCAATTGCTAATAAATTAGGATATGTTTATATTTCTGCCTCTGATTGGGTGAAGAAAACATTTCGTCAACCTCATATAGGAGAACATGAGCTTTCTTATATGGAAGAATATCATAAATATTTTTTTGATAGATTAAAGGTAAATCCTGAACTTTGTCTTAAAAATATTAAAGATGTTATGATTTGTAATGATAATAATAATTTTATTATAGATGGAATAAATTCTCCAAGAGATTTTATTAATTTATTTGATTATAATAAAGATGTTATTGTTATTTTAAATAGAACTGATAATGGTATTTATCATCAAGATAATGATAATTTATTTATGTCAACTATTAAGGATTATTGTTTCTGGTTAGCATCAACTAACTTATTAAATAAATCAAATTGGATTGAATATAATTTTAAAATTAATGCAGAAGATTCTGATTATTTAAAAGTAATGGGTACTAAGAATTCTGTTTTCTTAATTAAACATGTTAATCGTGTTATATCTCATTTAGAAAATAGCCTTAGGAGCCTTGTTGAACTATCCGAATGATTTTATAAATAAGTTTATTTGTGGAGACAGTATTGAAGTTATGAAACAAATGCCGAGCGAATCGGTAGATTTAGTAATAACTTCGCCTCCTTATAATTTAAATATAAGAAAGACATTTAAAAATACTCAAGATTGGAAAGGCAAGTGGAACAATTCCAAGCTTCAATCTGAAGGTTATGACATACATAATGATTATATGCCAGAGGACAAATACATTACTTGGCAACAAAATGTATTAAAAGAATGTTTTAGATTAATTAAAGATGATGCAGCAATCTACTACAATCATAAATGGAGAGTTCAGAAAGGGCTTTATCAACAAAGATTAGAAATAATTGAGGGTTTACCTTTAAGACAAATTATTATATGGAAGAAGGCAGGAGGTATTAATTTTAATGAAGGATATTATTTACCTACTTATGAAATCATTTATTTAATAGCCAAGCCGAAATTTAAGTTAGCTAATAAGGTTTATAAATATGGAGATGTTTGGTCTATTACTCAAGAGAAAGGTAGTTGGCATCCAGCTCCGTTTCCTTTAGAAATACCAAAAAGATGTATTGAATCTACGAATGGTAATATAATATTGGATCCATTTATGGGTAGTGGACAAACTGCTATTGCTGCTAAACAAGCAAATAAGAATTATATTGGAATTGATATATCACAAGATTATTGCAATAAAGCACAATCAGCTTTAGATGCTTTAGTCATTCCCAACGTCGTCTAATCCAGATATTTCTACATCTAAGCTATTAACTAATTCTGTAAAAATTTTATGGGCAAACTCATCAGAGTTAACAGCTTCAGCGTTATTAATATCATCAACTATGTCAGAAGCTTTTTTATCTGCCATAGCCTTTTTTTGAATTTTATTTAAAATTTCTCTTCTTACATTACTCATTGTGCCCTGCTATTTAATTGTGCAACTAATCCTGCAACAGCATCTACCAATGTGCTGAATGATGGTCTACCTTGATAGCTTTGTATTAATTGTTTTCCAACGTTAGCTAACTCTAATAACCTATCTTTAATAGGATCAGGTAGGGTTTGGTTGGATTCCATAACCTTTGATTTGTCTATATCGTTTAAAAATGCTCTGAAATTATTAAATTCAGCTGCACCATTAACGAATGCTACAATTTTGGGATGAAGCTCTGCTTCATCATTAATTGCTTTCATATTGATGGCATCATTAAGTTCTTTAGAAAATTGTTTAATGCCCTCTTTATCACCTCTATCTTTAGCATCTTTGATCTTATCAAGATAAGGTTTGTAAGTAGTTAATTCTTTAGATAATAAATCTGCTTTGATTTTATCTGTAACAGTTTTCTTAATTCCCATTTTAACGTTAGCAATATTCTGCTTAAATTTAAATAAGTCCCCCGAAAAAGTACTGGAGTTTCTAAGAGCATCATGTTCTTTGCCAACTTCAGACCACAATTTTCTTTTTTTATTATTGCTTTCATGAATTTCTTGTTGTACTAATTGTAATTCTTTTTCAAGCTTATTTACTTTAGCAACATCATTTGTATTTTGAATAAGCTTGATTAATTCATCTCTTTTGGCAACCAATTTTTTATTAAATTTAGATTGTCTTTGACGAGCCTTCTCTCTGTAGGCATTAGCCTTTTCTGGATCATGCTTTAAGCTTTCCATAAAATCTTTAAAATAACTTCTGCGAGCTGCAATATATGCTTGATATTCTGGATGATTAATATTAAGCTTTTTTAACATCATTAGTTTTTCATGATGACGTTTTCTTGCCTCTAAGTTTTGTCTAACTTTATCGCCGGTCCAAGTAATATTTTTGTCGCCTTTATCAATTCCTTGTTGATTAAATTCTTTAGCTAATTGGGCGGCTTTCATATCAGAAATATTAAAATCCTCGCCAGCAGCAGCTTTAAGTTTATTTTCTGCATCTTCAGCGACTTTATAAACAAATTCTAAAAAGTCACCAGGGTTAAAGTCTTCATCCCAACCTTCAGACTCAGTTTGTCTAAGATAAGAATTAGTCATAATACGTTTTTCTCTATCACGTAATGTACTAACTAATTCACCAGCATCTTCAAATTTTTCTGGATCTAAGTTCTCAGCATCAACTTTTAATGTGTCCATTAGCTCTTTATAGCCTGACATAAAGGATTCAAATTGATTAAATAATTCTTCATCTTTGATATCAAAATTGTCTGCGGCAGCTATTAAATTAGCACTTTCAGCTGCAAATTTAGATATTTGATACTCAAAGTGAGCGTCAATTGAGAATTTTTCTATACGATTGAAAAGTTGTGCTAGTTTATTCATCTTCACCTTTTAGTTCAAAACTATTCGATTTTATTACCAAACTTGATATAGAATATGTAAATAAAGCGA